TGGCGGGGATGGGTGCGGATGCGGTGGGATTCTAACCCACGGGGGCGCTTGTTCAGGGACACCCCGTTCCCGCCGCCCGCAGCTTTCGTTGACACCCGGCGCCTGGCGCGGTAGGGACTACGACTAGCGTTTACGCCTTCGGGCGCTCAGGGATGGCGCGTATAGGTCGTCCTTTTGATATTCCGGCGCGCGCGCTCCCGACGAAGCGGCCGGTCTTAGATTCTCGGGAGCGGACTGGCAGACGAAACCGGCGAGTACTGCTGCGTTAGCGTTGGGAAAACCGGGCCAGCCTTAACCTGAAGGTCGTCCGTTCGAATCGGACCCCCGTTACCCCGCCCTCCAAGGATATCGCGGGCAAAGCACCCGGCGCTATTAGCAATCAGTGGCGCCAGGTCATGGGGAGAGTGGTAGCGGACGGAAATCAACCGGCCACACCGGATATGTGGGCCGTCTACGCCAGCGACGCGGGCTACGAAATTGATGTGCGGCGCGTGCGTGATTGGCTTCAGCGCGGGGCCGGGGCGCTGCTGGGCTTTATAGAGCGCCAAGGAGATGGTTTTTCTGTGTCCGAGGCCGCTATCACTAAGTTTGGCCTTAAACCGGCAGAGCCGACACCGGAGATTTCCGGCGACGACCCTGCTTAATTTCCTGCCCATCGGGATGTAGCTCAATCGGATAGAGCGCCGGCGTCACTACCGCCGGAGGTTGGGGGTTCGAATCCCTCCATCCTGCCCACCTTTTAACACATTGGAATCCCTAGCGCTAGTTCTGCGCTAAGGATTTTGGCATCAGCCTGCGGTTTTCATTTTATACATTGCAGGGCGATTTGCCGGTTCGGCGCGAGCGTCGATCAACGCAACAATATCAGACACTTCCCACAGCTTTGCCACTCTTCTTTATGAGCCCGGTAAAATGTGCCTCGATGTCTTCCTTAGAGATAATCGCGGTGGACCGAGCTTCCGGGGGCAGCCCCTTGCGGGCATTTTTCCATGGAGATTCGGCGTGCGTCATCCTCTCCAAGCGCTTGGCGCTGAAAATTCCATACCGGTCGTTTACGGCGTCCAGCAGTAACGCGGGTTCATTCGCGATCTTCCGAGTGATTTTTTGCGGTGGAAGAGATTCCCACCGCAAATCCTTAAACTGATCCCACACGCTTACCGCGACCGGGCCATGTGCCCACGCTTGCAAATCCTCAGCAAACAACGGCTTCTTAAGAAGGGCAATTGCCCATCCTTGCGCGTAGTACACAAGTTTTTGCACCTTCAAGTGCGTGATATCGTCACCGGACTCTCTGTCGGTGGAATTGATGAACCATTTTGCGATATCAACCGCTGTGTAGCCCAGGCTCTTAGCTCGCATCACGTCCACTCGGACCCCCGTTACCCGCCCTCCAAGGGTATCGCTAATTCCTATACCCTTTTCGTTGTCGCCGCAGTGCCCCCGCAGCTACTCCACCCGCCTCACCACGTCCTAACCTGTTGCGGGCCTGACCGGCAGGATGGCGTCAGATACGCCCCAGCAGCAGCAGGATCACCAGGACAACCAGAATCAACCCCACGCCGCCGCCGCCATACAGCCCGATACCGCCCGAATACCACCCCTGATGATACCCAAACCCGCCGCCGAACAGCAGCAAGCACGATCAGCAACACGACTATGATGTTCATGGCCTGGTCCTTCCGGGGACAACCTACCCCATATGGCTCTTCTGCGTGTCGATTGCACGGGCCGCCGCTTGGTCCAGAACAACCGCCGCTGCGTCCGCCGTGGTGGTGCGAACGTGGTCTGAGCCGGCGCTAAATCCCTCAGCCCGTGTCGTCGCCAACAGGTCCGTCAGTCGGCCATCCACGCTGACGTGAAGTTCCTGGATGGCCGCCCCGTTACGCATGGAGCGAATAGCGCCGACGCTGGCCGCGATGGCACCTATGAGCGCGCCGGCAGCGGTTGCGAGGCTGGCGATGTCGGCGAGGGTCATCGCTCAATCGCCGCCCTTCCGGTGTGGCGCCGTGTCGGTCATCCGCTGCGAAACCTCAGATATCCGCTGCGACAGGCGCAACTCCATCTGGTTCAGGTCCACCTTCGTGACAAGTTCCCGGATGTCCCTGTTGATCTCGTTGACCTGCTTCCACAGCGCCTCGTCGTTTTTCACGCGCGCTTCGACCTCGGCATTGTGGCGGACCTGCATCCACCCTACCAAGGTGATCCCTACCGTGACGAGGATGCCGAAACCCCACTCCACTGTGACAGCGTCCACACCTACCATCTCAGCCGCCATATTAACTGCCCCCGGCCCGTGACTGTCGTTAAAAGCGAGCCGACATTACCCCAACGGCAGAAATCGAACGGCACAAAAGCGTGAAGTGGGAGCATTATTACCGGGGGAATAGCGCGGGGGTAACGCAGAATTAACGGTTGCATCGCGCTGCCCCTACCACCGCACCGGCAACTGGCAAAGCGCCGAAAACCCAGCAGCCGCCAGGACGAACAGGATGTAAAGGGCGCGGCCGATCATCAGCCCCACCATCGCGGGCGCGCGAGGTAGGTTGCGGCGGCGCTCGTTGCTATCCCCCAGACGCGGCGTGACCGGCTTTGCAGCATTTCCTTCCAGTTGGCGGAAAGATAACTAATCTCGTCGTCACCCAGCGCGCGGGTCCAGATGGCCACCCAGCTTATGTAGTCACCCCACCACGCGAGGGTATCTTGCGCATCCCCGCCGATCAGCGGGACAATCGCGTCCGTCTGCGTCGTGCTGTTCCCGTAGGTTGCTGTGCCAACAAGCACGCCATCCGTAAATATCCGGTTGCCGCTCGATCCTGCATTAAACGACCACGAATGGACGTGCTGTAGACCATCCGCTATGTTCGCGCTCCCTCCATTGAACTGCAAATTACCAGCATCGTTGCGATATACGGACTGGAGCTTAACATCGCCGCCTTGCTGGATCAGTTTTAGGATGTCGTTTCCCGACGCGGCGCGTTCACAATACAGGACGCGCCCGTCTGCTTTGACCGAACTGTTGAGTTGTGCTCCCGCCATAATTGAGAAGGACGGCTTGTTCGCCAGGATCGCCCCTGGGCCGACCTGATAGTAATTGTTCGCATTGTTGAAGTAGTTCTGCTGTCCTCGATTTCCGTCCACCAGCGTCACGGTGCCCGTCTTGGTCGAAGGGCGTCCTGTAACAAGATCAATGGGAGGATCATTGCCGTTGAGCACCCACATTCCGGCCAGGTCTGAGTTGACCGCCCAATGCTTGCGGTTCAACTCCACTGCGCCGGAGGGGTTCTCCAGCGGTATCCAGAGATCGGGGAACCTGCTGCGGTAGAGAAAGGACATGGCGGCTTAGTGGTTCAGGTTTTCGTCATACGTCGTATATTTCGACGTCGCCGATGCCGTCGAGTTCAGAGCCACGCTCGTCCGGTTGGCCACACCCCACTTGTAATTCTGGGTCGGCAGGATGATCCCGCGCACGGTGCCGGTGATGACGTTGCCGGAAGTGATGCCCGCAGCAACGCCTATGGTGCCGACCAGATATCCCGCGACGGGCAACGTCGAGCCTGCCGATGAGCCGTCACCATATGTCGAGCCGTCCTCATTGAGCGGCAGGATGTATACGCCGATATAGTCCCCCGCGACGGTTGTGCCGCCGACCTTCACCGAAAACGAATAGTCGGCATAGAGATCCAGCGTCACTGATATTGCGGACCCGAGCACCCAAGACCCGGATGCCAGAGAGTTGAAGCCGGTCAGCGTGATGCCGGTATCGGTCCAGCCGCTCGGCGTCGTCCATTGGGTTGTGTTGGCCATTAGCCGCTAACTCCGGGCCAGATTGCTGCGGCGGCAAGTTCCTGGGTAATGTCGTGCACCCCTGGCAGCAAACCGCATTGCTCTGCCGCCGTTAGCGAGACGGACCCCATGGCGAGAAGATCAGTCTCGTTCTGTGCTGACATCAGGCCGGCCGCCACCGCGCCGCCAAGAACGGCGGCAACGGCAGTGCTCACGGCGGGGTTGGTCATTTGCACCGTCTCGACATGAGGCGACAGGATAAGGCCAAGCAGTTCCGTCAGGCCCTCGACCAGGGCGGCCGGCGCTCCGGTTGGCGGGCTCGCAACGAACCGCTGCATCCCTCCCAGCAGCATGTTCGTTCGCAGATACCCCTCGACGCTGCCGACCGGCACATCGACGGGGACACTGACTGGCGACTGCAATGCAGCCTCAAGTTGATCGGTGGTCATCCCCGCATATTGCGGTAGCGCGATCTGCGCTTTGAGCGCGGCATAGTTCGGGGATGCCATCTTACTGTCTCCTCAGAAGCGCCATCGGATCGGCTGTGATCTCCGCTTTCACAAGCGCCTGCATTGCTGGTGTCAGTGTCATGGCCTCACCATCTTAAACCAGACATTCCCCCCGAGGGGCGTTCCGGTGTTTGCGATTATCACATAAAGATGCTGCCCGGCGGTGAAAGTGTTCGCGGCCGAGGCGGCTGTCGTCGTGTCAGTGTTGGAGGATTGCGTGATTGCCGCCAGCCCCGTCACGTTGGTCAGCGATGCCGGGGTGCCGATGGCTGCGGTGTAGGTGATCGTGCCGCCGGATACCACATGCGCCGTCCCGTTGACGAGGGTGCCGGTGGTCTGGCTGATGCCAAGGTCATAGGTGTCGGCGGGCAGCGTCTGGCCATTGCCGGCGCCGATGCCGACAGAGAACGTCTGAGACGCCGAAATCGTGCCCGATGATACCGCCAGGCCGGCACCCACGATGACGCCGCCTACCGCCGCCGTGGTGGCATTGGAAAGGGTAAGGGTCCCGGCAGACCATGTGAGACCGGTCGCGAGGGTCGTGGCTTCCAGGATGGTCCCATTGCTGGATACAACCCCGGCGGTGATAGTGGACACACCGATGGTATTGCCGGATGTGATCGTGGCGCTGTTGCCGGCGACAAGGGACACAATCCCGGAATTGCTGAGCGTGCCGCCGGAAAGCGACAGTCCGGAACCGATGGCCGCGTTGGCAAGCGTTGCGGTGCCGCTGGCGTAGACAAGATCGCCAGTGGTCCAGGAGGCATTCCCGGTGCCACCATACGGGACACCCAAAGCCGATCCGAGGGTAAGAGAACCCGCCACGGCGAGGAGCGCGTTGCTCAGCGTAGCCGCCGCCGTCACGCTAACAGAACCCGTTGGTGTGGTGTTGAATAGAAGTTGAGTGCTGTGGTCAGCGGTTGTCCAGGCGTTGATGGTGCGAACCTGAACTGACGCCGCCGTGCCCGTCCATGCCGTTCCGTCGTAGCCGCCAGAGCTGTTCCGGCTCATTATTCTGTTGGCCGTGAGGGCCGTGGGTGACGCTTTTGTCCCCCCCGCGAGAAGCATGGTTATCTGAGGGTAGATCGTGGTGGTATTGCCAAAGGCCAGCATATCCATATCGGTGCTCAAGCCGCTCGTTCCCGCCATAACCACCAGCGCGCCGGAAGATGCCGTTGGAAGCGAGCCGGATTCGCTCGATATGATATTCACAAGCGGCGTCACGCCCGGCACCGAAATCGTCGATGCCAGGTCGAACGTGGAGGATGCCTCGGTGAAATTCGCAGATGGCGTCAGGCCGGTCAGGGTCGCGGTGCCGCTGGCATAAACCAGCGTGCCGGCGGCGAACGCCGTAAGCCCGGTGCCCCCGTATCCAATGCCGAGCGTGCCCGCCAGCGTCATCGTGCCGGCGGTCGTAACCGGCGAACCGGAGACGGTCAGGCCCGTCGAGCCGCCGGACAGCGCCACGCTCGTCACTGTGCCAGTGCCGGAATTGGACACCGACAGCGTGCCGCTCGCCCATGACAAGCCGCTGCCTAGAGTGGTCGCCTCAAGGACGGTGCCGTTCGACGACACCACGCCAGCCGCAATCGACGAAACGCCGATGGTGTTGCCGCTGGTAATCGTCGTCGAGTTGCCAGCTACCAGAGACGTGACACCCGCGTTGCTGATCGTGCCGCCGGACACCGAGAGACCGGCACCCACGATCACACCGCCGAGGGCTGCCGTGGTGGCGGCCGTGACGGCAACGGTGCCAGTGCTGGTAATCGTGCCACCGGACAAGCCTGTCCCGGCGACTATCGACGATACAGACCCGGCTGCGTTGAGCGTCCCGCTGGTGATCGAGATGTTCGCGCCGGGGAGTAGGTTGCTCAGCGTTCCTGTGCCGCTCGCATAAACAAGATCGCCGGCCGTCCATGCTGTCTGTCCGGTGCCACCCACGCTCACCGGCAGCGTCGAAATCACGCTGATCGTATTGCCGGAAATGCCGATATTCGCGCCGGGGATCAGGTCGGTGGCACCGTTCAATTGCGTGAACGGAATAGCGGTCGTGCCGACAGTGACGGGCGTGGACGGGTTGCAAAGCCACAGAGAATTTGCGTTGGCTGTTCCTGTCGCTCCAACGGGCACCAACGCACCGGAGAAATCCGCCGCGACGTTCATGTCCGTCGCCCGCGTCAGGATCGCCGCAACGCCAATCGCGCCCGCCGTGGTGGCGATATACAGGCCGTTGTTCGCGGCGGTTGCTTCATTCTTGACCAGCACGTAATCGCCGAGCGCGGTCACATGCCCGTCCACCGTCAACGTGCCGGTGGCGACGATGGTGATTGTGGCACCCACCCCCGATGCGCCGTTGCTGTAGGTGTTCGTCGGCAAGGCGGCGGTCGTGGCAACAGTTGCAGTCTGCTTGATTTGCAGCCCCGCTATGGCCGCGTCCACATAGGATTTGTTCGCAACGTCCGTCGCTGCCGATGGCGTCGGCATTCCCGTGATCGTGCCGCCAGTGATGGTCACGGAGTTCGAGTTTTCGACCGCCATCGTGCCAAAGACAAGGCCGCCCAGCGTGAGCGTGCCGGCCCCGGTAATTGGTGATCCTGATACGGTGAGGCCCGTTGTGCCGCCGGATAGTGCGACGCTGGTGACGGTGCCCGTGCCCCCGGCCGTGACCGTGCCGCCCGCGTTGAGCGTGGTTCCGGTGCCAAAGGTCAGCGTCCCGGTTACGGCAACGGTGCCCTGGATAGCCTCGATCAGCCCGGCGTTCGTGAGCGTGCCAGCCCCGGTGATGGTGCCCCCGCCGAGACCGGCGCCGGCTACAACGGACGTGACGGTGCCCGTGCCGGCGTTAATGAACGCAGTGATTTCCGCGAGCGAAATTGAGTAGTTCGTCGTATCGCCGGATCGGACAAGCGGAAGAATGTCGCTGGAATGCCCAGCGACAATATCCGTCATGGCCGAGATTTTTTCGTTTGCCACTTAGACTACTCCGGCACGCGATCCACGCGACACGTCCAGTCCACTCGCGCATCCGCCAAGCCCGTAACCGTCACCGCGAGACCGCCGTTTTCGGTGTCGGCAGCTATCACGACAGCCGGATTGTTAAGCGTGAGAACTGTCCCGGTCCACTGCGTCGTTTCCGGCCCGTCGCCGCGCGACAGAACGCCTTCGTCGATAGCCAGTTCCACCTTGTTGCCGGACATGCCCACAACCACGATCCGGCAATAGCAGCCGAAGCCGTCCGGGAGGTTCATCGTGTTGTTCGTGGTCGGCGGCTTGCGATCTGCTGTCAGTCGCAGAGGGGAGCCGTTCACGGTGGTCCCGAGGAGGGTTCGGCCGCGCGGGCGCATCTGGCCGGGAGGCGCGTCTTTGCCCGGGATGCCGGGCATTCCCGGTTCGCCCTTCTCGCCAGGGTCGCCTTTTTCGCCACGTTCTCCCGCTGCGCCGGGAGCTCCCTTCTCACCATCGCGGCCATTGGTTCCGTCTTTTCCCGGCAGCCCATCGCGGCCGTTCGTGCCGTCGTGCCCGCGAGCGCCGGGCAGTCCGTCGCTTCCGTGCGCACCGTCGCGGCCATTCGCGCCGTCGATGCCGTTTACCCCGTCGATGCCATCGCGACCAGGGATGCCTGGCTCGCCTTTTTCGCCGCGCAAGCCAGGGTCGCCTCGCAAGCCAGGAAGGCCGTTCGCGCCCGGCAACCCGCGATCGCCATCCTTGCCATTCGTTCCGTCGCGTCCGTCAATGCCATCCCGGCCGTCTTTTCCGGGCACCAGCGGAGCAACAACGCGCCCGACATTCACAACTGAAAAATCGGTATAGGTCAGGATCAAATCGCCCGCCGCGTCAATCTCGGCTGCCGAAATGCCGCGCCCTTGTTCCCCTGGCTTGCCTGCGTCAAAAACGGCGCTCGCGGCGGGTCGCACAAACTCGCTCATGGGCCAGCCTCCAATTCGATCACGCCAGTGGCACTTTCCAGTTCGATATTGCCCGCGCCGCTTTCCAACTCGATGTAGAATGTCTGGGTGGCCCCCGACGTGTAAGGCTGCTGGCCTGTGGGTGCTAGCCCAAACGACGTCGGCGTATGGCCGAACACCTGATTGGCCTCGCTGGATATCGTGAAGATCGAACCGGACATGGCCTTAGCTCAGGTTGTAGACGGCGGTTATGGTTGCGGTGCCGGTTACATATTTCGTGACCGCGAACGGATAGATGTTGTCGCCGACCTGGGGATTGACGACAACAGTCCCGGACCCCGAAAGGGTAAGTGTCACGGTGCCGATCACGGACGCGGTAATCAGGATCGAGCGCCCGGCGGCTGCGACGACGTTGTTTGTGAGCGCAGCGGCCGTCGTAATCGGTGCGCCTGTGGTGGGGATCGGATGCGTTGAGGAGGCATCATTCCCTGAACCGTCACCAAGTTGCACGCGTGTAAATCCAGCGGGCGTCATACTCAAAGCCTGCGCCGCGCCCGGCGACGTCCCATAGGACGGTGGATTCGTGCTGACAATCGCGTTCGACATTGGTCGAGTCCTCTCAGGTTACGCGGATTTGAACGACAGAGCCGTTCCGATAGAACTGGTAAAGCGCAACACCGCCGGCTGCGGCAGCCGTGTCATTTGCGTAGGACGTCGATATTGCCAAATTCTGACTGAGGATGTTTGCCAAAAGCTCTATATTGGAACCGGAATAAATCACGACGTCATTGAAGCCGCCCCCGACAACCAGTTGGTCCGTGCTGGTCGATTGCAGCGCCGTAAGGTCCGCGTTGTCCGCCAGATTGCGGATTGAAATCTTGTCCTGATTGCCGATCCGGATTGCCGACCCGGAGATGATTGCCCGGAGCGCCGGGTTCGCGCCCTGGCCGGTTTGCCCCGCCATGTCGATGCCGTAGACGTGCGCGCCGGAAATAAGGATGGAGCGGTAGGCTGAGGAATAGTCGGCAAGGAAATTCTGCGAGATCGTGAACGGGCCGGCAACCATTCCATTGTTCCAAGCCGGGTTTGTGCCGCTGATATTGCCAAGTATGACATGCGCCGCCGTGGCGAGGTTTGTCGAAACCGCCGTAGTCTGGTGCCCGAAAATCGCCGGCTGCTCGATGCCGGTAAATCCAAGGGCGTTCCCGAAATCTGTCCCGGAATTGTTGGCCATATCCCATTCGGCGATTTGCTGACCCCCGATGGCAGCGGCCCCGGAATCGATCTGCAACAGCCCGTTGACCGCCCATCCGTTTCCGCCCCCGCTTTGCGTCTCCGTGGCGAAATATCCCGCGACCTTATTGCCGCTGGCGCTTATCGAGACGCCACCGCCGGTCGCGTTGGTCAGGACCGCCGAATAGGCAAACTCGGGCTGCGTCGTTTTTACGGTTGTTGTCGCGACCGTGCTGGTCACATAGATAGTCTGGCTGCCCTGTCCGAAGGGAGTTGTCGCAATAACGGGCGAAGCGGTCAGTTTTGCCGCGCCGTTGGACACCCATACGTGATTGACCGTATCCCACGTCGCTCCCGTTATCCACGACGCGCCATCGTAAACATTGAACTTCACATTGTTTGGATCGGTGTTATTGATCCATCGCTGCCCCAATTCGAGGGCTGTGGGGGCTGATCCGGCGGTAATGCCCTGTTCCCAAAGGGCCTCCGCCTGAGAGATCGAGGCGGATTCGATGATCGGCAGCATGGCCGTGCTGGCCGGGTTGTTCTGCGTGACCTGATCCCAAATTTGATTCCCAAGACTGTCTTGCAGAATGGTCCGATACGCGCCACTTCCCAGGCAAATGCAGCGTCCGGCCGCATCCAGCACAATGGGGTTCGCATTCGGAATGGTGGTCCCGGAATCCTGATAGGTGGTCTTCGGGGTGGTCGTGCCTGGGACGTAGGTGTAGAGAAAGCCGCCCGCGAGAGGATTGCCGTTGCCGTCGAAAAAGGTTGTCTCGGCCGGCGGTAGGATTGAGGATATGGTCATGGTGAGCTTCCGTAGGAGGGTCGAATGGTCGCGTTGGCGTGGACTGGCTTCGGGTTGGCACTCATATGCCTCTGGATCGCCGGCAATATTATCGGCCGAGTCGTAGCCTTTCCCGCGCTCACACTGGCGTTCGTTGTCAGCGCAAACGGTGTGATGCCGAGCAAAAGCGGACCGGGAATAGCCCTGATTTTTATTGGGACGTGCGCAGTGGCAGCATGGTTCATGAGTGGCATTCCGACCTACTTACGGCGCATCAGGGCTAACAAGCCGATTACGATCTGGGTTGAGGGCGCGAGCCGCCCCTTTTTGCAAGGCGTTCGTCCGCAGTTTATTAGTCAGCAAATTGACACCTAGGGAACCGACGCCGGGTGCCAGATAGTTGGCCCCGGCATGCAGAAGTGCCGTCCCCCCGCTGGCGGCCGCATGCTTCATCAAATCCAACGCATTTTGAACGGTATCGGAACCACGCGCGCGCGCCATGTCGTCCGCAGATGCAACCCGGCGAAGATCATCTCGTAAATTCCATAGCGAGTTCATAGTGTCGTCGGAAATTGACTGCGCTGGATTGATGCCGGGCGCCTCACGGTCTGTCACAAGGTCGCGCATCATCCGCTGAACGCCGCTATAGGTCATGCGGTTTTGGCTATCGACGATCTTCGGCTTGTAGTCTTGCAATACGCTCATTTCTTCAATGGGCTTTGCCGCCTCGGAATAGTCCGAAAGATATTGCTGAAAGCCGGGAGCCCCTGCTTCGATAACGTTGTCCAGTGAATCCTTAAGTTGGGAAAGTTGGGCGGTTACGCGCGTGCTAAGCGGGTTGTCCTTAGCGCCCTGGGGGGAAAGCAAATCGTTGATATGTTTGCGAACTCCATACAGTATTTCCGGGTCGGTAATGGGTTGGCCAGAGGCGTCCGTCAATTCGTTGGTTACGGACTGAACGGCATTGCGCACCGCTGGACGGCGCCCATCGGCAGACGCGAGGATGTCCTGCGCTGTCTGCATTACTGGCGCGGGATCGGTTGGCTGTTTATTCTCCCACAGCTGCTGCAATTGCCCAGACGCTTGCGCATCGAGGTTTTCTTGCAGCCGCCGCTGTAGGGTGGGGGTTCCCGAAAGATCATCGAAATAGTTCAGCCTGGCATCGTTGTTTTCCCTGGCGCGGTCCTGAAAGCCTTGCGGCATTTCCGAGGCGATCAGTTTTTCATTGCGAGATGTCCGAGCGTTTTGGACCATCTGCGCTTCGGTTGGGTTTACGCTAGGCACATAGTCGGCCGAATCAGGACCTGCCGGCTGCGGCTCGTTCAGTTTCGCGCGCTCTGCGGTCGCGCGCTGGGCTATCATTTCGCCGCGGGGCATCTCGGCGAGCGCGCCGGGAGTTGCCGCAGCGCCAACCGAGTCCGGAACCGGTAGCGCGCCAGAAGACAATCCAGTGGGGCTCGCGGGCGCTCCGGGAACCTGCGGGATTGCATCTGCTGTTGCGCGAGCTGATGCCGTGAGGGGATTGGCCATAAATTCCGGAGACAAAGGAGCAGCTCCGATTGCCAACCTGTTGGCAACACCTTCCGCAACGGGAGCAATCGCATCAGGCGCAGGGACGCGGGGCATTCCTAGCCCCCCAGGAGAACCCATGAACGCTTCCGGCATGGCGGCGATATCGCGTCCAAGCCCCGGCGCACCGAGGGCATTCCCGACCTGCTGGACGGCTTCCTGGCCACCTCGAAAGATTGCGCCGCCAGTGCGCAGCGCCAAGTCACCAGCCGCCACCAGCGGCGCTACAATGAGACGATTGACAGGTTGCAACGCCGATGACTGCTCAGGGGTGAGGCCAAGCGGGCCTGGACCAAAGCCCTGCACGGCGGCATTTGCGACCGCTTGAATTGGTGCCGGAATGGTCCCGGCATTCGCTCCCGTGATGTTTGTCGCCCCAGTGGTGTCACCCGCAGCGCGCGGATCAATTTCTGACGGTGCCGCAGGCGCCGCTAGGTTGGTCGCGCCCGTCGTATCGCCGACTGCCATGTCAGCATTCAGTTGCGGAGGCGCGGATGGTGGAGGTGGCGCAGCAGCCTTTACACCGCCCGTAGCGGCCAAAAAGTCATCATCGGACGGCAACCCGTTCGGCGCGGGATTGGCCTGCGCCGGGCTGCCCGTTGTCGCCTTTAGAAATTCCTCGTCCGACATGGTGGGAGCCGCGTCTGACTTCGGCGTTGCGGGCGCCGATGGCGCGGCCTGCGCCTTCCGATATTTGTCGATCAGAGCCGCTACATCTGGAACATATGCCTTCGTCTCAGTCGGCAAGTCCTGTCTCCCAGCCTTAAAGTCATCGACGCGGCCCGGGCCAGCGTTGTAGGCAGCCAAAGCCATCGGCGCATTGCCGTATTTATCCAGCATTTGGCGGTAGTATTTTGCGCCGGCATAGATGGATTGCGTCGGGTCGGTAGGATCAGTAACTCCAAGCTCCTGTCCGGTGCCGGGCATGATCTGCATCACGCCCGCCGCACCTTTAGAACTGACCGACTTAGGATTGCCGCCGCTTTCCTGATCAGCAATTGCCATCAGGTGTGTCGGATCGACATTCCATTCCTGGCCGGCTGCCTGGAAAATCGGCGCGTAATCACTGACCGGCATTGGGCGTCCCCAGCAAGCCGTTATTCCGCGCCCACAGATACGACTGCTTAAATGCCGCGTTCGCCTTCGGGTCAGATATTGTGGAAAGGAACGTTGCTTTTTGCGTCGGCGACAGTTGGTCATACTGGAACGCACGCGGATCAAGATGCGAGGCGACGTTTGCCTCAAACCCCTGCGCGTCCGACTTGTCCGGATATGCAGCGGCTAGTTGCTGCCGCGCTTGAAGATAGCCCGCATTACCCCGCAACTGTCGGAGGATCATGTCGATACCTGCGGGCGTGAGATGCGAGGACGGGTTGGCTGCCTGTGTTACCGCGAGCCGCGCATCGCTTCCGGCGCCTTGGGCATCGGCGATCTGTGCCGCAAGTTTATCGAACGATTCGTTCGCCGCAATGGATTCAGGCTTTACGCCGAATGCCGATGCGATGGGTGCGGCAAAGCGTTGCAGATTGGCCTGAAGCGCCTTGATCTTGTCCTGTCCTGGGCCGGTGGTGAATTGCGATGTATCTGCCTGCATGTTCGCGAGCACCGCATCTTGCGCCTTGGCGCGCACGCCCTGTTGGGAAATATTGTTGAACGCATCCGCACTCGTGGTTCCGGTTGTTCCCAAGGCGGCTGTTGCCGCAGGGCCTAGACCGGTGACAACATTGCCATTGGTAGGAGTGCCCGGCGCAGCAGGAGCGCCGGGCACGAGATTGGGCGCACCTGCTGCGGAGGTCGTCACACCGCCTGCCGGTTTGTTCAGAAGCGCGGAAGGGAACGCCCCATTGCCGATCTGAGCGCCCGCTGGGCCGGCAAGATTTGCCGGTGTAACATTGGCAATAGGCCCGGAGATCGGTGCCCCTGTGTTGGGATCGACGCCAGTTGGGACGCGCCCCATCAGTTCGGCGCGGGATGGAAATGTCGGGGTGCCAGTTCCGGGTATAAACGCGCCACCCATGCGGGCGGGCGCGGTAACTCCGGACAGCACGCTTTGGCCATTGTTCACCGCGCTCGGCGTCCCATACGTCTCCTGCAGCCGCGTGGCCATATCCATCGCCTGGAAATGGTGCTGTTGCACCCACTGATTGACCGCTGCCGGGTCTTGCGGGACAGACATGGCCTGCTTGGCGGCTTCGTCTTTCGACATGATGCCGGACCCGACGCCTTGGGCAAGAACGCCATACACATCCTGCGGGGTGATGTTGCCCTTTTGGAGCAGGCTGCTGGTCGCGGTGTTGACGAAGTCGAGTTTCCTGAACGCCTGCCCCAACTGATCCGCGCTGATCGACTGCGCCTGCGCGACACCAGACGGAGCGGCAGCGGCAGCAGTCGGGTCAGCAGCCAAAAGTTGCCGGTAGCGGTTGGCATCAAAAGCCCCGGTCTGCGGGTCAATCGCACCTTGGTAAGCCCGCCCCGATGCCTGCTGCGCCTGGACGAGCATGTTTTGATTCATGCCGTTTTGCAGACCAATGATTTGCCCGGCCATCGCCAGCGGATTGACCGGCTGCGTCACGCCCTGCCCAGCCGCAAGCGGAATGCTGGCGTTCGGTCCGACGAGTTGGTTTGTGGACAGTGATCCGGACATTCAGGCGGTTTCCTTAAATCGGGCCGGCGAGGCTAGGAACGTAAGAATTTGTTAGGTTAATCTGACCAGACGAAAGCGGCGTGGGTGTGCCGTTATTCGATATCCCCAGCAACTTGCTGTAGAGCAAATAATTCGTCCCGGCGTTCCCGATCCCGTTGATCCCGCTGGACAGATTATTCGCGCTCCCGACAATCCCGCCAGCCGTGGCATTCGCGCCGCCGATCAGGGCATTATTCGCTGCCACCGTGTTTGCTGTCCCCAAAGTTCCAGTCTGCGCCGCCGCGTTTTCGCCCTGACCGGTCAGTCCGGTCAGCATGTTATAGGTGGTCTGGCGGTTTGTTTGGGCGTTGTTGAACTGGTTCTGATATGTCGAGTCCGCCAGCCCGGTCGCATAATCCGCGGCGCCCTTCAGGGCGGCCCCGCTGATTCCGAGCCCTTTCGCCGCGTTCGCGGATTGAACTGATTTCAACCCCTGAGACAGGTTGAACTGATATCCAGGCGTTGCCTCAAGCGTCGATTGGTCCATCGTGATCGGAGCGGTCAGCGACGGTAACTGCCCCTGAAGCGTGGTGAGGGCGTTTTGACCCGCCGTGTTATACGGAAGCAGGTCGGAACGGATTTGCTGCTGGTTCTGCTGCTGGAGGGCCGCCGCGTTATTGGCTGCGTCGGCTTGCGTCTGCGCCGCGCTGGTAGCCGCGTTCGATGACAGTAGGCTGCCGCCTAAATTCAAAAGCGCGCTTCCGCCAATTGCTGCCGCGACCATCGCTTAGTCCCCCAGCCATTTTGTATAGTACGTTTCGACCTTGGAAAATTTCAGCCTCTCGAAGAGAGGGGATGCGTCTGCATGAATTTTCGATCCGACAAACCAGCGATCAACGCCGCGTCGTTTTAGTTCCGCCTCGACGGCCTTGAATAGGATAATGCCCCCCCGTTTGGTTCGATGCTCGGGATGAACGTAGAAAATGTCCATCGTGCAAGTCAGACACGTTTCATAGTGCAATCCCGGTGCCACAAAACCAATGAAATAGCCAAGCAAAACGCCCAATTCCCGGAGCGTTACCAGAACCAGTTCTCCCCGCGCATCCCGCGCATCATAGACATGCCATTGTGGTTGCAGTGGTACTTTGTCCTGATTGAGGGCCAGCTCCGCCCAATGCAGGGGGAGAAGCGGCTTCATTTCGTCAATCGTTGGGTGCCAAGGCTCGACTTGCGCGGTAATCACGGCATCGTCCGAACATCTACCAGCATGTGAATACGGTCATCGGCAGAATTGTTCAGAACCTCATGCTCTACGAGGGCGTTGAACCACCAGACTTCTCCGGTCTTCATCGTGACAGTTTCGTCTCCTGTCCTGTAGATCGAGCCCGGCAGTCCCTGCAAAACCACGTGATACCGCGCACGATGCGGATCGTGAACATACGCACCTTCATTGTCCGCATGTGGCAATATGCGAGCGCCAGGCGCCAACCGCGTTATGACAACGCGGTTCAATTCGTATGCTTCCACCCTTCGCATGAGATCGAGGATAATGACGCGCGCCTGCGGCAGCACAGACGCCGCGTGATGCCAGACGCAGTTGCCGTCTGCCATCACCGCAGCCGTGTCGCCGTCCTTCGCGATGGTCGGGTCCGAAAACCGAAGCCAAATATCGTCAACCGCGCTATGAGGAGTGTTCTCGAACGTCGTGCGGAAGCGATGCGTGTTCCATAGATGCGGGTGACGCTGCAAGGCGTGGAGCAGCGGAATTGTGTCCACTCCGCTGGCGATATGTTGAAAGTGCTTCATGTCGTCGAATAGAACCCCGATGCGAATGCATTGATTTCCGCCGTTGTGGACGCCAGCGCCTGGATCGTATCGCCGGCAGCCAGGACCATGTTCGTCAGTTCCGGCGCCAGGTCAGAGCCCCCCGCCGCGATGGACCGGGCATTGATGAGGATGTTCGTCGTCCCTGCGCTGCCACCGCTCGCCACCCGATAGACGGTAAATGTGTAGGCCGTGCTCGCGCTGCTGTTCGTGAACCGCGCCCGGGTGATGACGGTTTTCTGGTTCGTCGCACCCGTGATGATGGTCGCGGCGGACCCGGTTAGCTGCGTCGCAGGGCATAGGACGGCGGTGGTGATGGTCATCTAGTTGAACCTCGTCGTGGGGATGCGGAACAGATTGCCGTTTCCATGCTTTTGGCGCACCATGTCACCAGCCTGCCGTGAAGCCGCTCGGCGCCGCATGTATGACGCTGCTAGTCGGGTTGAATGTCCCCATCGTTCCAGCGCTGCCGCCGCTAAGTGACCCACGTATCCCGATGAACGGATAAAGGGTCGCTGAACTCAGGACCGATACATCAATCCCGTTGCTCCCGGTGGCCGGATTGCCGTTCAGGGCCAGGTTCCATTGGCGGCCGATGGCATTGCCCGTGGTGTCGTAGTCGATGGCCCAGAACAGCTTCCCGCCGAAATCTATTGCAATTCCGATAGTGTTCGTCGGCTTCATTCCCACGAGAACGCCAGACAATCCGTGGGCAGTCCCGTTGCACGCGCACTGCATCTCAGCGCCGGTGTTTTCGATAAACGCTGCGTCGGTGGGATCGGTCCCGAGCGTCGCGGCGGCCGTGCAAAGGCCGAACTGCATCGGGTTGCCGGCCACGCTCCCCGCACTCCCGACGGTGAACTCGAAATATATTTTCCCGGTGTTATTGCCTTTTAGAACCCGAGCGCCATTGCCGATGACGGCCGACGTGACCACCACAGCGTTTGCCGTCAGTTGGTTGTTTGACAAGCCGACGCCGGCCGTCCGCGAGCACTTCCCGAAAAAGTCGCCGTTCGGGTAAGGCTCGACGCATTTTCCGCCGACCAGGGTGCATGGATAGGGGATCATGCGTATCCGTTCCCGAGCCCGACATATACGCGGGTCCCATCTGATACTCCGCAGAGGATGTCCACAGCGCCAAGCGTTGCGGTGAGCGCCGGCGGCGAGGAATTGGAGTAGGGTAGAGCAAACTTGAACACGCTGCCATACGTCATCGTCTGCGTGGACCCGCTGGCGGGCTGCGTGACGACCCAAATATAGGTAGCGCCCGCCGCCAGGTTGGACGGATTCGCCAGCGTGTAGGGGCCGGTGCCGGAAACCAAAAGCGCGGTAAACACGTTGCCAAGTGCCGCGTTCGTGGCGATGGAAGCGCCGCTGGTCGTTAGGGCAACCGAGCCTTTGTTGATGTTTTGGCGGGATAGGCCGGCGCTGGATACATCGGATAGGTTGTTGCTGGCGATCAGCAGTCCCGTGGCGCTGATTGTGCCCGTGGTGGTGATCGTGGACGGCGAGAGGGAGATGTTCGCGCCGGCTACCAGAGAGGTTACGGTGCCGCTACCACTCCCCGAAACGTCCGCATCCCCTCCCATCAGTAACCCGGTCAGGACATAATCATCCATCGGCCGGATTTCCGAGGTATCCATTCCCGCCCAAACCAGCAACGCCTCGGCCAGCATCCCGGCCGCCTCGCCTCCGTCCGCCTGCAATAATGCCAGCACGGAAGGCACGTCGGGCGCGTCGTCAGCGCCTACAGCGGCAAGTGCCGCAAGTAGCTGCCCGTCTGCCGTCAGCAGCCCTGTAGCGCCCCCTGTGCGCGCGAAGAGCGCCATCAGAAACCGCCACCAGACAGGCGTAATCTGCCCCGTGTCGGGGTCGGTGAACGGCGCGGAGGGCAGTAGTGCGCCGGTGTTGAGAAGATCGTTTGTCGCCACCCCCTACGTCCCCGCCCGCGTCGTTTCAGCAAATGCGCCATTGAGCGCGTGGCATGCGCCATCCCCGGACCACGACAACTCGAATACCCGGTCCCGCGCCATGCCCAACCGTTGAAACTGTGTCTGCGTCAGGAACTCCCCTTGTGCGCCCGTTGAACCCGTAATCGGATTTCCCCAGGAGTAGCCCCGCGTATCGGACCAGCGCAACGAAACCAGAGGGTCTTGCCCGAGCGTGCCGGTTCCTTCGCCGACCGACATATCCGAGATAAACCGGCGGTAGAACAGGCGGTCCCCATCGGAAATCATATGCGGAAAGCCACGCACAAATTTCATCGGCACGCCGTCGTCGCTATCCAGCGTTGCGTCAAGCGCCCGCAGCGTTCCGGTCGCGTAATCGCCCGCGACATTCAACCCATACGCGAACGCCATGCAGACACCCCGCACGCGATGCTCCATGCCGTCCGTATCCACCCAGCACCGTTCGTGCCAGAAACCGGCGGTATTGTCCCATACCCATGTCTTGTCAGCGGTCGGAAACGTGATGATGACGAACTCATGGCCACCGCTCTGATAGGTGCAGGAGACCGCGTCCGAGACCGTGGCATATGTCGCCCACTCAGCCTCTACCGCAAAGGTGCTGATCCGCACTCCCTGGTAATTCCGGCCAAGCACCATGATTGCCTGCCCGTTCAAGTCCCGCGAAAGCCAGAAGATCGCCGAGCCGATCTTGCAGAGAGAATACACCGCAGCGAGCCCGTGGTTGATCAGCACGGACGGCAACTGCTGGAACGGGAAATCCGGGTTTCCGGCATTGATCCAGACCTCGATGCTTTCCTGCGCACCGATAAGCCAAATCTCCTGATTGAGAACGATGAGGGAGGCCAGCAGGTCCGCATACGTTATCTTAGTTGCGAAATACAGCGGGTCGAATGTGATCGCGTTGCTGTCCGACGAATAGAACTCGCCGGTGCCGGGCTTGTTCAACAGGAAATACGTCGAAAGGAAATCCACCCGGTTGCCGCCATAGAAGGCATCGTCAGTGATTTGCGCAAAGGCATGTGTGCCAAGATCGACGCTAAACCCTGCGTCGCTCCCGTCCACGATTATCATGGTGGTGCCGTTGTCCGCCATGGAAACCATGTTGCCATTGCTGGCGGTCAGTTCACCGAGAAGCGTCCCCGTCCACTGTGCGTTCACGTAATAGATTTGGTTGCCGGCCGCGATGAACAGTTGGCCGTTCGTCGCGACGTAGGTGCATCGGATGCCGCCGCCGGTGTAGGTGCCGAGCGTGCGGCTGCCAGGCGTTGGGTAGTCCGTGAACGGCACGGGCGCGTCTTCGGGGTTGGCCTCGCAATAGAGGTTGAGGCAGCGTTGCGCGGAGGCGATCAGGTTTCTCGCGACGTAGTAGCCGCCTTGAAGGGCAACGCGGGTCACCTCAGAACCCCATCAAACGCGGCACCAGATACGCCCCGAACATGACCGGAATAGCAATGATTGCGACGGCAAACAGTAGCATCGCAACAATTATCCAGGTTTCGAGGTTCATCGGATTACACGCCACTGTTGATCGAATCACCCCAGATATTGTAGCGCCCTGCATACCCGATGACCGCCGCCGGCATCCGCAGTTTGGGTATCTGCGCGTTGCTCCCGCGCATGACCGCCAGACTCCGCATCGCGATCTGCACGATCTGCGGGTCCGCTTCCAGCTGGTATCCGGGCCGCAACCAGCATGCCAGCGTGTAGAGCATCGCGGGCGTGTAGATCGCTGGCAGGTTCACAGGCGTGTCGAGCGTTGCGAATGCCGTAAGCTGATCCCGCACCGAAATATGGTATTCGTAGATCGTGGCCTGCGATACTGGCCACGGATAGTAGACCCCCACCGGATAGGCCGCGTCATAAAACGCATACATTGACGGGCCGGTTGTCAGTTTCACCGTAATCCGGTTGTAGTCCTCCCGCGCGTTCAATATACGCATGGGCGTATCAACCGGCTGCTGATTGGTCGGATATTGCCGCAGGAACGCGGCCTCAATACGGTCAGGTCGCGGCGTATCGAAATCGTCGCCAACTGCCACCGTGTAGGAGGAAGCACCGGTAGACACCTTCGCCACGTCGATGAGATGATACAGCATCCATCGGTCTGCATTCCATAGGCCGACGATCATGTTCAACTTGTCGAAGGCGTCGTTGGCATCCTCGAACGAGGCAGTTTGCCCCACGCCGATCACGCCCGCATCTTTGAGCGCCAGCGTTATGATCGAGCGTGGGGTCGTGAGGGACATGCGTTAGCCGCCGTTGAAGCCGGCGCGGTCCTGCGTGAACCCGCGCACCGGGTCTGCGCCCTCGCGTTGCATTCCCACCTTGGCCCGCAGCGTATCGAGCGACCATCGCTTATCGGGAACGATGCCCTTCGCCTCGGCGATGGCATACAGGGACGCCTTTTCGTCGGTGTCGCGAATGCATGCGGTGCGGCCCCCGAGAATGGCTGCCTTCTCTTCCTCATCGTTCACCAACACGGGCTCACCGCCTTGTGGGGGCGTCACCCATTCCGGGAACTGGACGAAGCGGTAGGGCTCGAAATTGAGATGCGGATACAGGTTCGGCGCGGGGCGAACCGAGGCGAGCGGGCGAGTGACTTGCATAGGAAACTCCCAAAGAAAGAAGCCGCCGAACCCGAAGGTCCGGCGGCGATTGGATCAGATCGGCGCCGCGACCACGCAACACCATTCCGGACGCACGTAGACGTAGCCGAACAGCACGTCGAGCCGGGTGACATTGATGTCCTGCAACGCCTGATACTGCGTCAGGACGCGAATGGACACGCCATCCATTTCCTGCCTCGCCACGTCCACATTCGGCGGCATGACAAGATCGACGGTTGCCATCGTGATCGCCTCTGGGATGTAGGCCAGATTTTTGCGGTAGATCGACGCGGACGCCGAGACAACCGTGATAACCGCAGCGTTGGCCGGCGAAACAGTGCAGGTCTGATACTGCACCGCGTTGCCCGAACTGGCCGGGATCAGCGCCGGATAGATGCTGATCGACGTGCCGCCGGACGCCACGGCCGCGGTCACCGCGAACTGCTGGAGCGCGCCCGTGCTCTGCTTGGTGATGCGGTTGACAGCATACACACCCGCGAAGGTAATGATGTCGCCAGCCGCCAGGCCGCCGGTGATCGCGTTGCATACGATGGTGGTGCCGGTCTGGCTCGCGCCGTTGACCGTCTTCGTGCCGCTGTAGCTCGCGGTGGTGTGCTTGATGACCGTGGGGTCCTCATGCCAGTCGAATCCGAGGGCGTTGCTGATTTCGCCGCTGCGATACTGCTCGCTCACCGCCGAAGCCGGGTTGAAAAGTCCCGAAAGCAGCGAAACGGCGCCGGCCATGGTGTTGGGATCGACAACCAGCATCCGGCCGTTTTCGACCGGGGGCGAGTTGTTGGTCAGCAGCGCCCGCGCATTCAGGAACGTGGTCTGCGTCGGCGCGATGATGTTGTTCGATCCGTCCACATTCGACACGAAATTGGAAACGCCGCCTTCGGAGCCCCCGATGATGGTGGTTGCGACGTAGCCGCAGGTCGTGTTCACCGCCGGCCGGATATAGCGTTTGGTGAAGTCGTCGATGGCCATCGTGCGGTCCACGCTGGAAAACGACATATCGACGCCGACCTGCGTTGCCACAGTCAGCGTGATCGAGGTTTCCGACGTGTCCTGCACGCTCGCGGCCTGCCCTACGCGGGCGATGTAATCGACCGGGAGCCGGATGCGAATCGAGGTGCCTTCCTTGGCGCCGACAGTGGCGAATTGCGAATCGTACTGCGTGTCTATGTTTTTGAGAAACGCATTCGAGTTGCGCCAGAGACGAACGGCGAGGCGGGTAATGATGTTGTTCGTGAGCAGAGTATTGGACATGTAGATACTTCCTATTATTTCGAGCATTACTCGAAACACAACAAAACAATACCGTCTCACTACTTAGTTCTTGACGGTTCGGTTTGTCGCTTTGGAAGGAAGGGTCTCGAAGTCGCGCATCCAAAGGCGATTAGGCGCAGTCGCTACGCTTGACCGGCGCATACGGGATGCTTATAAACATATCTGCGAATTAGCAGGATTTACGCGATGGTCTCCATGAACAGAGATGCGCCCAACCTCACCATTGAGCGGGCGCGTGCGGTTCTCCGGTATGATCCAGATACCGGCCATTTCTGGTGGCTAGTAAAACTTGGCTTGAAGTGCAAGATGAACGCGCCGGCCGGTAATGCTATGCGAAACGGATACCGGAGGATAACAATCGACGGTGCTCCGTATCAGTCTCACAGGTTGGCGATTTTTATGACCACAGGAGAATGGCCGCCAGTTGACGTTGACCACATTAACGCAGACAGGGCGGATAACAGGCTTGCCAATCTCCGCTTAGCTTCGCGCCGACAAAACCAAGGCAACCGTCCCGGGCATTCTAAGTTAGGAAACCTCAAAGGAACTTACCAAAAGGGATCGAAGTGGGTAGCCAGGATAGCGGTAAACTACCGACACGTTCATCTCGGGATGTTCCACACCCAAGAACAAGCCCACGAAGCCTACATGAAAGCCGCCCGCGAGCACTTCGGAGACTTCGCAAACCCAGGCTCAGTCGCCACGGAATAGCCGCCGTGTCGGTCTGGCACGTCAGTTCGGCAGTATCATCGGCTCGTTATGCAAAGTCTGCACGTCCCCACCCCGCGCGGCTGTATCCAGCAGCAGCGCGTCGTAGATTTTGGCCTTGATCGCCTCGGACACGTCCGACCGCCCAAGCATCTCGCCAAAAACAGCGCGAGCCTGATCGACGAACGCGCCCCACTTGGCCTCGATGTAGTGGCGCTGCGACGGGAACGCTTTATGAAAAACGTCGTCTTTCGCAGCCAGTTCGTAGAACTCGCCGGCCATCTCGCGGGCTGTGTCGCGTAACAGTTTGTGGGTGTGGCGCGGAGGCTTCCGCATCACGTCGTATTGGCCGACTTTCATCGCCGCGCCGCCCTCTTCCGGTCCGCATCGCGCTTGTCCATCAGCGCGTTCCAGTCTTTCATGGACAGCCCTTCGTCAAAGATGTCCGGCGAGCCCTGCGTCACGCCACCAACCGGCGCGATCGGCTTCGGCACCTTGGACGGCGCGACCGCCTTCGGTGCAGGCGCTTCCAGCGTCCGGCTGATCTTGGCCAATGCCAGCGCCATGGCGTGCGGCGGCAATGCGAGAATGCGAGCCGTTTCGTCCGCATGGTCGGCCAGGTGCATGACGACTTTCGGACCGTCATCCATCTCGCGGATGACCGCCATGAACTCCGGCTTGTCGAGTGCTCCGATGCTGGCCACCACGTTGCATCGCTGGTCGAACTCAGGGAACTCGGCACGCCCGGTTGTGATGAACCTCTCATTTTTCGCCACCACTTCCCGGCCGGCGAGCGTTTCCGCCGCGATCCTTTCGGCCTCCTGGCGTATCTGTGCGGCAGTCAGTTGCGTGGTGTCGGGTGGTTTGCCGGCCAACGCCGCCGCGAGGGCCTCCCGCGCTTCCTGAGCCTCCCGCAACGCCAGGTCACGGGCGCGGGCCAATTCCCCTTTTTCGCGGGAAAGCTGGTCGATGCGGGTCTGCTGCCATTTTGGCGGCTCAGCGGGTTTAGGCGCTTCCGGTTCTGGGTCGGCCTCCGGCGCCGGATCGGGCGCTTTCGCGTCCGGTTCTGGGGTTGCCGCTGGTTCGGGAGGCGGCGGTTCTGGCTCTGGCTCGGGTGCCGGTTCCTGGGCGGCGTATTTGCCGGCAGCAATTGCGTCGAGATCGGCGTCGGTGATGGTTTCGCTCATTGCGCGTCACTCAGAGGCAAGCGAGTTTCCCTCATCCAGACGAGAATCTCACTCGCGGCGTTCAGGACGTCCTTGGTCTCAAACCTGCCGCCAGAAATGAGGGTTGCTTGTTGCAATGCCCACTCGCGGCTCTTTCGGTCATGGAATTCGTCCCGGTAAAACTGCCGGTAGCGATCCAATTCTTCAGAAGACTCTTTTACCATTCCCAGGTTAAACATGACTTTCTCCTAGTCGCCACCGTGAGCCCCACGGGTAGGGTATTTCGGCCAGTTACTCCGCCGGTTGCATCTGCGGTTCCGGCTCCCGCGCCTGTTGTGCCGCCGCGTGCGCTGCCATAACCGGGACAATCGGCGTTCCCAGCGCCTGCGATACCAACTCCCGGATGATCGGGCGAAACGCCTCGGGATCAATCGCTCCGATCGCCTTCATCCGGTCCGTCTCGGCGCGGTAGGCATCCAGCGTTGCCTTGGCGTCGTCATTCGCTGCTGCGGCGCGGTCCTCTGCGGCCTCACCCTCGGCATGCAGCGTCCGCGCGGCCTGATCTGCGTCGAGCCGCTTCATCTCCAACTGCTTCTCGGCCAACTGCTGGACCAGCTGCCCGATAGTCTGTTGCGACTTGGCGTTCATTTGCTGGAATTGCTGCTGCAACTCCGCCAACTGCGGCGAGGGACCGCCAAGCGCCTGCGGAGGAACGAGGTTGTGCAGTCGCGCCGCGATATCGTCCGCCATCGGGAAATCGGCGGCCTTGAACATCAGGTCCCCGACAACATGCATCAGGTCCGGGGACGCCTGCATGATCTGCGTGAACGCGTTGAACGCTTCCTGGCGACGGGTGGCGTAGGCGGGTCCCACGTCCGCGATTACATCGTAACGGCCAATCGTCGGGTTGAAAATGATCGTTTCATCCGGCTGTGACGGCTGCGTGCCGGCCGGCGGAGGGGCGCCCCCAGGCGTCGGCACGGCTTGATGCGCTTGCGGCGCGTTAGGGTCGATAATCACCGAACTCTCGGTGCCATCTTCCGCCATGATTAGCTTGACGCGGCGCGTGTCGTAGACCTTCGGGATGAGATCAATCAGTTGGCGCCCCGTGTTGCGGATCGCGAGGGCTAGATGGTCGATGAAGTGGTATGTCGCGTTGTCGCCCTGCCGCTGCCTGGCGTTGATGGCCTTCCCGCTGGTTTCGTTGCTCTGCTGCCCCATGACGGCCTGATATTGGCCAGAAACCATCATCATTTCGTTCGCGGCGACCTGCATGCCCTTGAGATACGCATCCGCCATGACCGGCGGTTCCGTCCGCTCCGGTTTCGGGTTGGCGCGACCGGTCTCGTCATAGGCAACCCAAGGTAACCACGCGAGGTCCTCGTTGTTCGCGACCTTGTAGAACTGCTCGTAAGGGCCGACCGCCTCCATAGACGCCAGCCAGGGGATTTTGGTCTGCGCTGCGACTTGTTCAACAGCGCTGCTGGACCAAAAATTATACATCTGTTGCGGATTGATAAGCGCCCGTGTGTGCCCGCGACGGTCCATCTGCCCGTCGATAACCGTTTCCTCCCCGACAACCCGGATCAGCGGGATATACGCACCGGGCCAAATCGAACGGTCCGCGATCTTGTCGCCGGCAATCAGGAAATGCTCAACTTTGTAGGTGGACACTTCGCGGCGCATCGGGTTGCCGTCCGCATCGTTCATGATTGCGTCGGACGGGTCATCGCTGCCCAGATGCGCCATCGCCATGGCCCGCATCTTAGCCACCGGGAGATCGCTTTCGTGGCCCGTAGTGCCGTCTACCAGCGCGACGAGATGGTCCTTTTCCTCGATAGCGCGATAGTATTCGGCAACGCGCACGTGCTCATCATCGGCCCAACCCGTGGTGTAGATCGCATCGTCCATGAGGTCCGAACCAACGCTGTTTTTAAGCGCCGGGTACGCTTTGTCGAACTCCTCTTTTGGCATGTCACGAAACACGAAGCCGAACCTGGCGTCCGAGCCGTCGTATTCCTGGATATCAGGATCGAGATAGACAGACATCGCGTTCGGCACGCGGCGGATGAAAATCTCCTGCTCGAACGTCGTCGGGGACGAATACTCGGTAATGAGCCGCCAGTATCCGATGCCACCGACGACCTGGTTCCACGAAGCGGTGTCATAAGCCTGTTGCGCATTGCTGACATATTCGATGTGACGAACGATGCCCTCAAAAATATCAGCCGCCTCTTTGCTGGCCCCATCCCCGACCGGGCGAACCTCAATTCCGGCTTTGTTCTGGCGAGCATCGTTCACGATTTGCAGGCAGTGCTGGTGCGTTTTGTTGATCGTCAGCGCCGGCTTGTTGGCCTGGTCGCGGGATTGATAAAGCGCGGCGTTCCACTGGTAATTATTGTAGGCATCCCCGTAACAGAACTTCATGTCCATCATGAAGCGGTTGCGGGCGGTGGATTCCCAGTCCTGGCAGCGGTGAAACCGGCGCCGCGCCTCGCGGAGGATTTTTTCGTCGGGTGGTAAGTCGGAGGGGTCGGCAAGATCGCTCACCGCATCCACCCCACTCCCTGACCGACCAACGACGGCCGTGTCGGCAATTTGACCATCTTGCGTTCGTTGCCCGGTTCCTGCGCGCCTTGAATGCCTGTGCCGAAAGCATCCGCGCAGTGCGACGAAAAGTCATGCACTGGATTGGAGCGCCAGATGCCGGCCTGTTCGTTCCATTCCCGCTTGTATGAGCGGAGCATTTTCAGCCCACGCGCGCAGCCCGGCGCGTTAAACCAACACTTCGGCAGAATGATTCGTGCCGCAGAAATACGCTCTGCTGGGTTGCACGCGGGCACCACCACGATAGGCTTGAGACCATGCCCGTCAAGAAACTGACGCCGCGACCTGCCGCCGAACGTCAACTCGCGAACCTCGATGTCGTGCGGAAGGTAGTGCTTGGTGTAGATGTATGGACGCGCTTTCAATTCCTTGACGTAGAAATCAAGGCCCGCGCCACTTTCCTCGAAATATTCGAGCCAGCGCCATTCGCCTGACCGCGTGATCTGGAAGAACCAAATCGCGGTGCTATCGTCTATGCCCAAATCCCAGGACGTGTAGAGCGGCAACGTCGGATCGTAAGGGACGTTGCAGATGCGTCCAGCCCGTTCCGCTTCGTCCAACGACTTCGCAAAGTATGCGCCCGAGTTAGGCGCGGCAAAGCTGACCTCTAGCTCCTGGGCAAACTCGTCTTCATCCAGTTCGGTTCGGAGGCGCGCAACCTGTTCGGCCGTAAACACCCCCGTCTCTTGCCAGGACAACAAATAGCGCGATGCGTCAGGATCGGAACCTGCACGCTCATAAGCGTCTTGCAGCCGGCCGTTGCCTTTGGGCGTTCCAACTTTGAGGCGTGTGCCGCTGAAATCCGCCAGCATGGGCTCGACCACCATATCTAAACCCTCGGCGGTCACATCGTCGGCCTCGTCCTCGATCACTTCGTCAGCGTAGCCGCCGCGCCAGGCATCGGGATTGTCCATCCCGCCCGCTTGGTAGATGCCGCCATTAGGCAGGACAATCCGGCGGTCGGACTTCTCAATCTTTGCGTTCGGGATTGCTCGCGCTGCCGACGCCAGTTTGTCCCAAAGTCCAGTCCGCGACCACATTACACCTTGCGGCAAGACATGAACCACGCGCGGAGGATCGGCTTTCATGTTGCGGCGCTGTTTTGCAATGTGCGATCGATCCCAGGTCAGCGCCTTCCGCAACCCGCGCCATATGATCGCGGTAGACTTCCCCGCCCTACGATGGACCACAGCCACGATCTTTGGCTTGTTGTCGTCCAATAGCGGCAGTTGCCAAGGGCGCGGCGTAAACGGGAGGACAACCTCAGCGACGCTCAACGCGATCCTCGTTGTCGTCCGTCAGGACCGGAGCCGATCCCCACTTGTAATAAACCTCGGTCAAGATAGCGCCGCCGTTTTTGCCGTTGACTTCAACTTCGGACTTTTCGCGCCAACCCGCACGCGCTTTCATCCAAAAGATTGCGGCTGCGACGTTGCCATTCATGGCCTGCCGATAAAGCGTCTCGCCAATTTTTGCGGTCGCGTTGATAGAACCAAGATCGAGTTCGCGGCGGTAGTGAAGCCGCAGGGTTTTTGGGTCGATGTCCAGAACGGTCGCAATGTCCTCCTGCGGGACCCCATAGCCGCTCATCGCCTGAACCTGTTTGCGCTGTTCGTCGGTCGGTTTGTGCTGCGGATTACCCTTTGCCACGTTCCGCCTCCAATTCCGCGAACGTCGGGTCGTAATCAACCCCATATGGCGGGTCGGTCACCATCAGGTGCGGCGATACCCCACCCAGGGCCTTCTCAACCACCAGCGCGTCTGTCGAGTCCCCGCAGACCAGCCGATGCCGCCCCAGCAGCCACACGTCGCCGGGACGGGCTATCTCAACTGCCTGCACATCTGGCGTATCGTCTGGGTCGGTATTACCAGGGTTCTTATCCAGCAACCCCGCCAACTCAAAACCGTCAAACCCGGTCAGATCAAGATCAAATCCCGCATCCTTGAGGCTTGCCAACTCCATCTGTAACAGGTCGTTATCCCATCCAGCATTGAGCGCGAGTTTATTATCCGCAATCACCAACGCCTGCCGCTGCGTGTCGGTAAGATGGTCAAGGACGATGGCCGGTATCTCATCCATGCCTATTTTTCGTGCAGCCAGAACGCGCCCGTGGCCCGCGATAAGGCCACCTGCGCCGTCAATTAGGACAGGGTTGGTAAAGCCGAACTCGCCAATACTTGCAGCAATTTGAGACACTTGCTTGTCGCTATGCGTGCGTGCATTTTTTGCGTACGGAACTGAGTTGCGCGATTTGGACGATCTTGTAGGACGGGAAGTTATATTTAACTTTCACGCGCGCCCCTAGATGGCGATCGCGGCATCTTAGCCCAGCCGCACGGAATTGATCTGCGCGGTAATGTTCGATCCGCCCGTGTCCTGGATGACAAGGGTCAGGCTAATCAGCAAGCGGGCGGGATACGTAAGAGTGGCGCCGCTGATCGTAAACGTCGTGTCGGCCGCTGCCGATTGGGACGGTCTGGGCAGCGGTGGCGATGATCGTGCTGCCCATTGTCCCCAGGTCCGACAACAAATACGCAGCCGCTGTCAACGTATGCGTTCCGACAGTTCCGGAGCCAAGGTTGTAATTGCAGTTGACCGACAGCGTTACGTTTGATCCGGGAATGAACGTGACGGGAAGCATGGTTTCGAGCAGCACGATGTCGGTTTTGGTGTTGCTGTTTGCCGCTTCGGACAGCAAATATTCCGACGTTCCGGCCGTAACGCTGATCCCGAATTTTCCCGCCGCCGCCGAAACTGCCAGCGACGAACCGTCACTGTTTTTGCCGGTGAACAAGGGCAATCGCGTGAGATAATACAGTCCATTTGTGGACTGCGCCGTGAAACAGGCCATCAGATTGCCGCTGGCCTGCGAAGGGAAATTGACCTGCGCGCCGCCTATCGCCGCAGCCAATGCGCCTGCGGACGGCGCAAATAGCCCGCTTGCAGCAGAGCCGACACGCACCGATGGCGCAGCCGCCGTGCCTGGCGGAACGGCGACATACGTGTCGTATGGCGTGCCGCCCTGGTTGAGATCGAGCGCGGTCATATCACTGCGCCCGGACGAGGAAGGGGATAACGAACGTCCCGTTGAGCGCCGTGGTGGCGTTGTTGTTGGTGATGGTCATCACCACGGAACCGGCAGTCGGAGCGGCCCACGAAAGCGTGGCGCCGGTCGTCGTGTTGGTTTTGGAGTGCAGCGCGGCACGGAACACGGACGCGGCGGTTATCACGGAATTGGTGAGGGTGATCACGTAGGTTCCGGCGGCGGCGAGCGTTTGCGCGGACGTCGTGATAGTGCCGCCGAGGACGTTGCTGGTCACAGCGTTCGCGGACTCGGTGCTGGCGTTCGCGGCGAGCGCGGCGCCGACGGCGGCAACATCGAATGCCGTGAACGCGATGGTCTGCGGAGATGCGCCGTTGGCGATATACGTGTCGAATGCGGCACGCTCCCAGCCCGCAGCCTCGACGTAACCTGTGCCGGTGCCAGCCGCGACGATCGGCAGGCCATTTGTGGGAAAAGGCATGATTGTCTCCTATGGGGTTTCGTTAGCGGCACGGAATGCGCCGCCTTTCCGCCCTCGCCGCACGCTGCCGCCGAAGCGGATCACGCGCGATTCAGTATGTTTGCCACGCACAAACGTGTCGGTGTGGAGATCATGCCTCCAGCACGGGCTATGTTTCAGCGTAGCCAGCACGGCGTCCATCAGGCGCACCGGCAATTCGCGCAACTGCACCGCGGTAATTCTCGGCAACCGGAGAACAACCGCATGCGCCCATTCGGATACTTGAACGTCCGACCATGATGCGTGCCATTCGAGCGGCATTCGCCACGCGGTTTCGTCGGAACGCCGATCCTTCACTTCCGCTTGAGCACCTTGTCGGCCTTGGCGTCGATACGCGCTTCGGCGCCCGCTGACATGCGGCCCGCATCGACGGCCTGCGTCGCCCGCGCCTTGGCGTTCGCGGCATGCGCCTTGTCCGGCACGGGGTAGCTGCGGTCCGGGCCGGCGAATTTGGCGGTGGGAAGGTCTTTGCGTGCCTTGGCGGAAAGGGTGGGCATGATCGCTCCTGGCCGGCTAGCGGCGGTTGTTAGGCATGAATTTTTCAGGATGGCGCATTTGTGGGCATATCGCCGCCGGGATGTCAACACCTTTCCGCGAGGGGGTCTTGTATCTACCGAGCCACGACCAAGCCATAAGCGACCGCCAGCCGGGCCAGCGCGGCCCGCAACTCATCGCACCCCCGGCTTTCGCGCCACTGTCGCCATGCGTCGTAGGCGCGCAGAGAGTTGCCATCCAGGACCACAAACTGCACCACCCGACGCCCGGAACCAATCGCCGCGATCCCCCGCCGATATGCCTCGGCAGCCGATATCGCTCGCTCAGCCGGCAGCAGCGGCATAGCATCACGTGATCTGGACGGTTCGCGGGCTACGTCCGCCATCAGCCACGCGCGTCCGGAGTGCATGTGCTCCCACGCCTGGCGCAGGAGGACGGCCGCAGCTTTTTCCTCTGGTGCCAGCGCGATACGGTCCAGCGGCTCGCAGCGCCTGGCCCGTTTGACTGTAGCACGCGACCCTGCCGCGATATCGTCGATAGCGAAGCCGTCGCGGGCACGACCGTCAGGCGCTATGGCCTGCGCGCCGAGGTCGGTGAGCAACGCGGGGAACGGCACGCGGTTGCGAGTGGCGCGGTGCTGCGATGTGCCCAAAATCAATCCCCCCGAATGACGTAGCGCATCATAGAGCCGTTTTCGGCGCTTTCAAGGTGGATGCGCACGTAGTGATGTAATGCCGTCGCTACGTAGTGTTGTAACGCCGTAGTTCGGCGCTGTTGGAGCGGGAAGCGGCGACGATCGAGCAGCGGTAGCCCGTTACGCGCAACCCGTTATGGGGAGGACTATAACGGTATCTGGATACCGCACGCGCGGCGATGGGGGGGACAGGCCCTAAAACCCCCAAACTTTGCCCACACTGACCGGTTGGGCCGGCGTGCGCACTGCCCAACCGGCAAAACCCCACACAACCCCCAGCAGCCCGCATTTTGGCTCCTGGCGCCATGTTGGGAACTGTGGGGACGCGAGACGCGCACCGCAACCAACATGCCCACAAAAAAATACGCGGTATGCCGCATATTCCTGTTGACATCGCGCGGAATACCGCGTAGAAGGGTTGCACCGGACGCGATGGGCGGACGGGAGAGAGGGAGACGGCACGATGGCAACCGCTTTGACGAACGAGGAAAAGGTGTTCTTGGCCCGCATGGCGCACCACGCTGCGAACGGTCACGGATTCGACACTGCGGCCCGCATGGTTTTGGCCGACGACCGCCGCATCTGGATCGCGTTGCAGGATCGCGACGCCGGACCCGCTATCCTCGATCAGATGGCTGCGGACGTCTGGCATAAGTGCCGCGCCGCATAACCCACCCCCACCCCCACCCGGCCGGGCACGGGCTCGGCCGCCAACCCACCAGGAGCAACCACCGTGACCACCACCACCGAAAACGGCCTGACGATTATCCGCCACGAGACCGACCGCATGACCAGTGTGTATCGTGGCCGGGAGTACCTCGGCTCGGCGCTGCCATGGCTGGCCAGCGACACCGCCCACGATTGGATCGCGGCTGGCCCGCTCAAGGACCACTCCACGCTGCCGAACGAAAAGGCCGCCATCGAGTATCTGGCAGGGGAGGGTTGAGCGATGAGCGACATGCACACCCTGACGCTTCCCGCGCCGCTGTTCATCCGCGCATGGGAAGTTGTCGAAACCCACGCCCGGCACGGCGTTGAAGCCGGCGCGCTGACCGAAGATGAGGCGGACGCCATGCTTCAAGCGATGGAATATCGCCGCGAAGATGGCAGCGGCCGCGTTCTTGTGCGGTTCACGGCCGCAGAACGCGACACCTACATTGCCGCTTTCACCGTAGGGGCCGAGGCGGACGACGAGTGGACGGACGCAGATTTCAACGCGGCGATGGCGGTATGACCCCCACCTTCCGCCAGCGCCTGGCCACCCTCGGCCTGACCCAGACCCAGTTCGCCCGGCTCCTCGCGGAGTTGGGCGACCCCCGTCCGGCGACGACCATCCTGCGGTGTGTCCAGGAGCTTGCCAGGCCATGCCGCACCGCGCCGACGCCGTGGGCGGTGGTGGCGCTGCTGGGTGCGGTGGAGAGGATGGAGCGCTAGTCATGCCCAACCGTCCAAATCCTGAGACACCCCCAACTGCACCGGACATGTCCAGCACTTACCGGACATTCCGGACACCCCTAAAGGGTTGTGTCCGGAATGTCCGGTTTTGCTGCGGTGCAACAATGTCCGTTTTGTCCGGTTTGTCCGGTTTACGCATTTTCATATTGTCCGGAATGTCCGGCTTTATTTTGAGACGACCGCTGTTCCGGAAGCCAAACTCTACCACCTCCCATCCCAACGCGACGCAATTCGACCAGCGCGTCCGATGCTCTGCGGAATGCCTTCTGCTTAGTTTCGTCCGCCGCGCCCGGCATGGCTCCGTCATAGAACCGCTCGCGCCACCACTTGTCAGAGACGGAAATGCTGCCGAGCGGAGTCGCCGCGTATCCGGTTTCTCCACTAGCCCCCAGGAGTGCCACGAGCACTTCGTATGCCCGCTTGGTATGGCCTGAGAGACGCCTGCGGATCGTCGCAGTCTCCGCTTCCTGCTGTTCGCCGTGAACCACCACGCACGTCGTGACAGGTTCGAGATAGCGGTTTTCGCCAAGCTGGACGATCTCCAAAGAAAATTCAAAAACAGCACCTTTTGCACCTTCTCTTTGTTTTACAAGCGTAGCGGTTTTGATATCGCTTCCATCTTCAGCGACGACCTCTATTTCCGTATCTACAGCGGCTTGCAGGGATGAATGACCACGCGCTCCCTTAGCCTCGTCTTTGCCTGTATGGTGAATGCTGAGGACCGCAGAGCCGGTTTCCGAGCGTATCCGGTCGATGTTCAGGACGAGCGCGCCCATATCGTCCGGAGCGTTCTCATTACCGCCGGCCATGGCTCGCGCCAGCGTGTCGATCACCACCAGCTTGACGGGGATATCGAACTTGCTGGCGGCTGTTTTAATCGCGTCGATCAGCCTGGACGTGTCCGCATCCGGGTCGAGGAGGTTCATGCCGGAAGGTATCGCCGCGAAGGGGATTTCCGAGTCGTCGAGGGCGTGTTTCATCTTCCAAGCGGACACGCGATTGCGAAAACCAGCGCCACCCTCAAGAACGCAATAGATGACGCCGCCTCGTTCCACGCGCCGGCCAGCCCATGTCAATCCGGCGGCTACATGCAACGCCAGGTCGGTTGCCCAGAATGTTTTACCCGCATTTGAGCGTCCGTAGACCACGACGGAGCTTTGCTCCATTAGAAGGCCCTGCACGAAATCCCGCAGGTCCGTGACTGGCTCGATCTCGGAAAACCATAGCAATGGCAATGCGTTAAGTTTTTTCGCATCCGACCGGACATTCTCATCTTGTCCGGATATGTCCGGTTTGTCCGGGTCATCTAGGTCGTGACCGTTGGCGTAGCCGTTCGTATATGCTGGCTTCGTCGGCTTCCAGTGCGGCCCGTCTGGCGGAAGGTCAACAGGCTTTGATCGGCCTTCCTTGACGCCCCATTCCGCCGTCCTTTGGGCGTTGCGGTGATCTTGAACGGTGGCGGGCAGCGCATCCATGAGACGCCGCACCAGATCGGTATCCGATAGGCCGGTCAGGTGCGCGAGACCGCCAAGATAGAGTGCATAATTGCGAAGGGCGAAGTGCTTTTGCCCTTCGGGAGCCTGCGACACTTTGCGAAGGACCGATGCCACGAGCCCTTCGACGCGCTTGGTGGATGCCGGTTGCGGCGGCGTGGCGTAGATCGGCCTGGGCTTTTCCTCCGGGATACGCACGACCAGTTCGAGTAGCCAATCCGGCCATTCCGCAGGTTCTACGTCATTGATGACGGTGTACTCGGGCGACGGCGGTCCGCAGATGTATCCGCCCGTCCCGCGCACATCGACGCCGGGCGCGATCTTTCCGATGCTGCATCCCACGCCATGAACATGCCGGAAGATGTAATGCCTACCACCACGCGGAGTCTGGTGAATGCGGGTGTCTGGAAGGCGGTGACGGTTTTCCCTCTCCCAGACATCGCCGTTATGCCGAGGGTCTACATCGAGCGCGTCCCACCCGCTCGCGTCTCCGGTCGGTATCCCGACGCGAACAGCCTTATCGGATCGGAACGCCTTAAAAATAACGTCCGGATTGGTGGATGCGTCATAAAACCCACGCTTTGTGAGCGGCGCTCCAGTGACAAGGCAGGGAAATACAGGCAGCCCGAGATCAGCGGCAGCCTCGCCAAGCGATGTCACGGCGCATAGTCACCGCTGGTCTCGCCTGGATGCTCGGCCTCCACGGCCTGTATCACCGCTTCCGAAAACCGATCCGACGCGGCCTTGTCCAGCCACTCGACAATCGGCACATATTTCAACTTTCCGCGATCGTCTTTCACGGTATTGTTATCTTTGCCTAGCATCGGCTTGGATGGCATAGCGGCCCACCGCTTACCGGCTGAGCAATGGACCATGACGTCTGCGATTTTAAGGGACCGGCCAAGCCGCACGGTCGCAAAGCCCCGGAGGCTGTTTCGTGGCACGGATTTCCATGACAGCAAAGATAGCTGCATAGGGTTGTTATTCGTCGCGGCGTTGTGTAAATTCTGGTCAGGCACGGCAACCTCCCTTGCTAAGTGCTGGTCCGCCCCGGTGTTCGCGCACCGTTCGCCAAGATTCCGCCGCCGTGAGCCTCGCTCCGGCGGCGGCTGTCACTTTAGCGCCACGGTTTGCGCCACACAACCCATCCCTAGGTAGATGCCGCATCCACGCCGGGACCGTCGCAATCCACCACGCTCCCGTCCTCAAACGCCGCCTCAATCCGCGCCCACCGAGCCCGCTCCTGCGCCACGGCGTCCGGACGATACCGCTGGAGCCATGCCAGCAGGGCGACGTGTTCGGCGTGCCATAGAGCGCGGTAGTGGGTCATGCGCAAAGCACCCAGGGCAAACCAACAGCGCCACAAAAAACGAACAACCGCGTATTTTTCCGTTGACGGTAGGCGAACAAGCGCGTATATATCTGGTCAGGCGGACGGGATGGCCGGACGCAAGAACGGGAGACAGAGGATGACCAAGAAACTCTACCGCATCCGCATTCGCCACCTGACCGGCCCGCGCGCTGGCAAGACCGGCACATTCCCGGTTCGCGCTGCGTCGCTGGCCGACGCGGTTGCGATGGGCCGGCGCTGCTGGCCGGATTGCGTGGTGCTGTCTTAATGGAAGCGGTCGTATTCTTTTCCGGCGGCCTAATGTCATGGGGTGCCGCAAAGCGGACGGTGGCCAAATACGGCGCGGAAAACACCGCATTGCTTTTCACTGACACGCTCATCGAAAGCCCGGGTCTATATCGGTTCATTGATGCAGCCGCCAAAAATACCGGCGCCAACCTTGTGCAGATCGCAGATGGACGCACGCCGTTCCAGCTTTTCCGAGATATCAAAATGCTCGGCAGCAATCGGGTTGATCCCTGTTCCCGGATTCTCAAACGGGACTTGGCGCAAGCGTGGCTCGAAGCCAACCGCGATCCAGCCGAGACCGTTCTTGTGTTTGGGATTGATTGGACCGAAAGCCATCGGTTTGATGATGGCGGCGGCCATGGCGTCAAACCCCGTTACGCTGGTCTCGGCTGGCATCACGTCAAAGCGCCGATGATGGACGCGCCTTATCTCACCCGCGCCGACATTATCGCATGGGCTCGCGCCGAAGGACTGGAGCCATCCGAAAGCTATGCGCAGGGCTTCGCGCACGATAACTGCGGCGGTGGCTGCGTCAAGGCCGGCAAAGGCCATTGGGCTCATCTGCTGCGGGTCCGGCCGCAGGTTTACGCGATGTGGGAGGACGAGGAAGAGGCGTTCAACGATGCCAGGCCGGGCAAGAAACGCCAAACCATCCTCGTTGATCAGAACACCGGACGGCCCAACACTCCGGTTTCGCTGCGCCAGCTTCGCCGCCGCATCCAGTCCGGGGGACAGGTTGATATGTTCGACATCGGAGGATCCACCACCTCCCCCAACCCCGCGACCATCGCCCGCCACTCCGCATCCTCCACCCACTGCGCCTCGATCCCCGCCTCCGTGCGCCGGACGTAGATCACGCCGCCGCCTGGCAGCGTCCACGCCTCGTGGTCGTGCAGGCGGGTGCGGGTGACGGGGCGCCAGGCCGAGGGGACGGGGGGTAGGGTGGTCACGCCGGCACCACCCCGGAACGGTAGATCCCGAGCGCGCGCTGGCTCGGCTTAACGACAACCGCCCGAGGCTTAGACCCACCACGCCGCACCGGCTGATCCTTGGCAAGTTCCGCGTCGTAGGCCAAGGCCAGGACGTGCATGGACCGTTCGACGGGAATGCCGCACTGAGCCAAAGCGAAATGAACGCTTTCCACGGACCGGCAAATAAAATACGGAATATCGTTCGCTGCCATCGCCGCAGCAAACGCCTCTTGAGCGGGCGACGTGCGCCCGGTCGCGGTTTTCAGTTCGATGGGGATGGTGCGGGCACGATAGAACACCAGCGTATCGGAAATACCAGCCTTGACCCCCCGCGCTTTCTGCCTCTGGCCGGCAATAGGCGACTGCTTGCGCTCGTGGGCGATCGCCGTCCACCACCCCGGCGCCGGCAGCGCCTTGTCCAGATACATCCGCACCCGCATCTGTAGCCGGTCCTCGGGACGGTCAGGCATCGGGGGACCGGGCGCGGTTCAAGCGGTGCCGCATTTGGTAGACCGCTATCAGCGACATGCCAGTTTGGTTAGCAACATCCCTCGCACGTTTGCCAGCGCGCAAAAGGTCGCCGGCCTTCATTATGCGCACCCGGTGCTCCTCTACTGACAACCCAGCACGCACCGCTGACATCCTGTACGCGTTTTCACTTAGCGCCGCCCGCCTTGTATCGTCGATCTGACGCTTCTGTTTTGCCGGAGCCGCCGTTTGGGGGGCCACCCCCTGCGCCCACTCATGGAACGCCAAGATTGCCTTGACGCTGTCGGACGGAATTGTGGGCTGGTCGGTGCTCTCGAACTGTGTCAGCAACCAGTCGGCCAGTAGTCTGCGGAACTCATCCATTTGCAGTCTCCGTTGTGGTCAGCAGTCAGCGGCGAGCGTCGTGTCGAAAAGGGACGGAGCGTGCAATTCGCCACTTCGCAGGTTCCGCGTGGCGACCCGGAAATATGCCTCCTTCAACTCGACCCCGAGGAACTTCCGCCGCAGCTTGAGAGCCGTCACGCCTTCGCTGCCGATGCCCATGAACGGCGACATGACCACATCGCCGGGGTTGCTCCACATCGTCACGGCGCGCTCGATCAGATCCAGTTGAAGTGGGCAAAGGTGCCGCTCGTCCTTGTCCTCGCGGGCTTGCTGGACGTTGAGCGTGTTCGTCTGCCGAATGTCCATCCACACTGGAGAAGCCCATTGCTGCCATTGTTCGACCGGAAACAGCTTTTCGTCCTGGCCGACGGGCTCCGTATTTTCACCCGGCACGCGGAACACGAGAAGGTAATCCGGCATCCCCTGGCGGCTGCGCGTGCTGTCCTTCTTGAGTTGCTTGTAGAGCAGGCCCAATGCCTTAGTTCTCGTCATCTCTACCACGGGGTCCTTCCAGATGGTCACTTTGGAATGAAGAATCATCCCGGCATTCCGATGAATGGCGCTGATCCTGTCCGACAGCGGGTTGATTCCGATCATACCGTCTTTCCACTTCGTCAATGGCAGATCAGAACAATGCACCGCGATCAGGCGCCCCGGCTTCGTGATGCGGAGTTGTTGTTCCACAAGGTAGCCGTAGTGCCGAGCGAACTCGTCATCGTTCGCGTTGTTCCCCATGTCCAGTTCGGAGTCGGAATATGTGAAAAGGTTTGAAAATGGAGGGCTGTAAACCGAGAACCCGATGGACCTGTCCGGCAACTGCCGCGCCACGTCAATGCAATCTGCGTTGTATGCAGACCATTCGGCGCCGTGCGCCTCGCCCAAGCACATCACACCAGCCATGTCGGCAACCTCCCTTTGTGCGTCGGCAGATAAGGCACTTTCACCGCGCTTGCTGCCCCCATATTCCGCTTCGTCGCCGCCCGCATCGCTGCTTTCATGGCCGCATGTCCATCAGCCTTGCGGTCAATCACGCGCCCGATCTGATCCTCGCCCTCTGCGACCATCAGATGCACATCCACCGGCTCCGTCTGGCCGAACCGCCAGCAACGCCGCACGGCTTGATACCATGCCTCATACGAGAACGACCGCCCGATGAAGGCCATGCGCCGGCAATGCTGCAGGTTCAAACCCTGGCCCATGATCGACGACTTGCTGACCAGCACGCGCGCCCGTCCGCTCAGGAATGCGTCGATCCGGTCTTCCTTTTGCTCGGCCGTCATCGATCCGCGCACTTCAACCGCATCCGGGATAGCCCGCGTCAGCGCGTCCGCCTCGTCGTTGCTGTCGCACCAGATCAGCCAGGGCTGCGGGTCGGATGCCACCAACGCTGCCAACGCCGTTGCCCTCGCCTCGGCCGTGTGACGCTTCACCGCAAACATATCCGTGGCCGACACATCCGCCGCAAACAGCGTGCCCGTCATCGTCCGCGCCTCGGCCGCCACCTTATGCCGGATGACATTGAGCGGCGGCAGGACGAACCGTGAGCCGTCAAAGCCCATATCCTCGGGGCTCTCGGCCATGACTGCCCATGACGACATCCAGTCCCAAAACGGCTCAACCGCATGGCCTTTGAGCCGCCACGTTCCGGTGTCGTTGCTGTCGTTCAGAAACCACCGCACCAGCATCTCGGATTGCGTCATGATCCCCAGAAATTCGGCGTGCGTTCCCAACTCGACATGATCGTTCGGGGCCGGCGTCGCGGTGGCGCAAAGGCGAAACGGCACATCGGCAAACATGGCGATCAGCGCCATCGTGGTCTTGCCGCTGAACGATTTCAGGATGCTGCTTTCGTCCAGCACCACGCACCCGAACGCGTTGGGGTCCAGCTTTTCCAGCCGGTCATAGTTGCAGATGTTAATCCCCGGCCCGACATCGGCAGCCTCTCGGATCACGCGGCACTGATACCCGAACCGCAGCCCTTCCCGCTCGATCTGCCGCGCAACCGCCAACGGCGTGAGCAAGAGCGCCGGCATGTCGGTATAGTCCGAAGCCTGCCGCGCGAACTCCAACTCGCAGATGGTTTTCCCCAAGCCAGTATCAAGGAAAAGCGCCGCCCGTCCCTGCCGCAAAAGGAACTCGGTAGCGGCGATCTGGTAGTCGAACATATGCGCGGGCATCGGCTTGGACTGGATGCCCGCCGCCTGCGCCCGAACGGTCTTACTAGCGAGGAACTCGGCATACCCGTCCATCACCCCACCCCCGCCCGCACGTTCTGCGCCACCACCCCACCACCCGGCACAAACGCCTCAGCCACGCGGTCGCCGACCCTGACATACGCACGCCGATGGTGCGGACCACAATAAACGCTCCCCGCGACAGTCACCCCCTCGCACTGGACGTACGCGCGCCTCTCCCCATCGAGCCAGCAGCACTGACGCGGGCGCGAATTGGAGAGCGGCACGGGAGTGGCCACGACCTGCCGGACCGGCAGCGACACCAGGGCCACCACCAACGGCGGAACGTCCACCCTCACCGCATCCGTCGCAACGCGGCGCGGGCCGCCCTTCCCCTTCCACGCCAGCCCCAGCTCGCGGCCCTTGTGCGCCACATGCCAGGGCGTCAGGTCCATGCGCTCACCCGTCTGCCGGATCGACAAACCAGCCGCGTTGTAGCGGCGCAGGTCGGCGATGCGGGCGTCGGTCCATTGGGAGGATGGCGCGGGCACCAGGTCCTGCAACTTCGGCGGTTTCGGCCGGCGAGGCGCAGGCGGCGCAAGATCGCGCTGGATCGGCGATGGCCGCCCGGCAAGACCCATACGCCTGGCCATGCCGACCACCGAATTTTTGGACATTCCGCCGAGGCGCCGTCCGATTTCTGCCGCTGGGGTGCCGGCCTCCCACTCGGCGCGGAGCTTTTGCTTTTTCTCCTCCGGCCAGTCCGTCTTACGCACTCCCGAGCGCCGCTTTGTGCCAAATCCCATGGCGTATCGCTGAAAGTCGATGCCGGCTGGCGAGCGCCCCGGAAACAGAACCCGCAATTCGGCTTTGGGAAGGTCCGCGTTGGCGCGCAAAAGTGCGAGGTCTTCCTGGGTCCAAGGGAGGGGCTTGTAAGGCATCACTCCGGCTCCCGGCGATTGACGAACGGCGACAGCGCGGCGCCGAGCGCGCACCAGGCCACTGACCACAGGCAGATCACAATCAGAGCGTCGATCAGAAGTGTCGCCATCGCCATATCATTCGCCTTTCGCACAATCTCGCGAGATGGCGTCCCAGTTCCCGACCTTCCTCGGTAGTGGTGTTGGGAATCAAGGTCATATTACTACAGCATCGCCAGCATACGGATCATAGTCAGAGCCCCAATCAGAATCAGTGCGTCGATCAGCATCACCACCATCCCCCACTTTCCTACGCCGACCGCCTCTCCCGTCGCTGTCGTCGTCGCTCCTCAATCTCCTCGGCCTCACGCCGCAACTGTTCCTGCCAGGCCGCGACCTCGGCCGGCGTCGGGAAGTCGTGCCGGCGGGGCTTCGGCGGCGTTGAGGGTCGCAAGGGGGTCGTCGGTCATGGCGCGACGGTCTCGGCAGCCTTGCGGGCCTCCTGCCACAAACGCCGCGCATTGGAGACCGTCATCTCACTACCCCTCAACCACCTATAGAACGTGGATGGCGCGATCTCCGCCCGGGCGCATAGCTGCGGGATGGTCAACCCGCCATCTTTGGCAAGTTTCGCGATCTCGCCGGCGTCGGGAAATGTGGATGGTTCGGTTGCGTCCATAGCGCCACGATACCCGAAAATAAAATGGCGTCAACGCTATTTTTGCGCTTGCGCGAATTGCGTGGATGCGAATATGCTACGGCCAGCAGATGGGAGACCCCGCCGATGTCCAGCACCACCGCAGCTACCATCCCCCACCTCTCCCTCCTCCACCACCAACGCGCCGCCGAGCGCGACCTGCGCGACCTACTGGCATCCGAGGACGACTGGCACGACGCTTACCGCGCGATCTACCGCAGCAACGTGCGGACCTGCGTGCTCCGGCTGCGAGCGGCTCGGGCGGCGTATGAGGCGGCGTGGGAGACGTTTGTGCGGGAGCGGATGGCGGTGCGGGTAGAGGCAGCGGAATGACCAAAAAACTCGTCGAATGGGTGTCCTACGGGCCGGTTTGCTCGGTCTGCCTGACCGTTTGGAACTTGGCCGTTTTGGCGCTGTTCTCTTACGTGGTTTTCATCCTCCATCAGTCCGGTTGGTGGTTTGGTTTCGCCGTTTTGCTTTGGTATGGCCGCTGCCGATTCAAGCGTTTTACTTCGGAAGATGACGACGAATGACGATCCCTAACACACTCCCCCTGTTGCGGAGGCAACCATGACAAAGACGATTCCCGAATGGCGGATAAAAATAATCCTGCGCCACCTGACGCGTGCCCAAACGCTGCTGGCGGAAAAGGACATGTCCCGGGCGAAGGTGCGGATTGATCTCGCTTTGGAAGAGTTGATCGACGCCGTCGTGGCCGACGTGCAGGCCGAGACTATTCCGATGCCGTTGGCGGCCGCTGTGGAGGAGTCACCATGATCCAAACCCTAACCCTCCCCACCGGCGGCGGCATGGCTGACCGCTACGTGGTGTCCACAGGCGATCTCGGCGTCACCATCGACCACGACCTGGTGGACGAGCGCGGCATCTGCGAGCCGGCATCGACGGCCACGCTCTACATCGTCCCCGAGGCGCTGCCGGCGGTGTTGGCGGCGCTGGCGCGGGCGGCAAAGGCGGTCGCGCCATGACCCCCTCCCTCGCCACCCGCCTCCGCCAGATCGCCGCGCGCCGGCCGGCGGATGCGGTGGAACTGCACGTCATCGCCGCGACGGTGGCGAAAATGGAGCGGACGCTGGAAGAGTTGACCGCCGAGGCTGCCGAGCAGGCGGCGCTGGATGCGCGGCGCGTGCCGCCGGTGTTGTGGCGGGGGTTGAGGGTTATTGAGGGGGGAACGCAATGAAAGTGCATTGGGACTTCACGGAACCGTTTGGCGACGTCCCCACGATCCCGTCCCCACCCGCGCCCCTGCGCGACTGGTCCGCACCGGCCCGCATGACGCGGCGGCAGCGAATGGTGCTGGGGGTGGTGTTGATGCTGCGGGCTTGGTCCCGTAGGTGGCGCCCATGAAACTGTGCACGGACTGCAAGTGGATGACCAATCCCGGATATTATGCCATGTGCGACGCGCCTAAGAACATAATGGGGGCGCCCGGACTGAGCGGGGTTCCCGAAACCGGAATGGACCCCCGTGTGCCGGACGGAATAGTTAGGCGATGGATCTACTGCACGACGCAACGGGGGATGAGTCGGTTTGCCGCGTACGCGAGCCGTTCCTGCGGTCCGCAAGGCCGCTGGTGGGAACCGATTCCATGATACGATCTACACGCCAGACCCCGCGCGGGTGCGGTTGGTGTTAGACAGAGATGCGGAACCGGGCCGTAATGAAACCGGCAACACAGGAGCAGAACAGTGAACATTATCACCAAACCGAAATCCCGCAGCCGATTGATGGCTGTCGAGCCGGATACCGTCGAACCCAAAAAGCCCAAGGTGCTGGTCTACGGACCGGCAGGCGTCGGCAAGACCTGGGCCTCGCTTGATTTCCCCGGCGTCTACTACATCGACACGGAAGGCGGTGCCGATCTCGATCACTACCGTGCTAAACTGAAGGCGGCCGGTGGCGTCTACTTCGGCCCCGATCAGGGCAGCCTGGATTTTGAGACCGTGATCGGCCAGGTGCAGGCGTTGGCGACGGAGCGACATCCCTATAAGACCATCGTGTTCGACAGCATTACCAAACTGTTCAACACGGCGATCACCGATGAATCCGAACGGCTGGGCGACAAGGACGTGTTTGGCGCATCGAAGAAGCCGGCAGTTCGCCAGATGGCGCGGCTGGTGCGATGGGTGAACCGCGCCGACATGAACGCGATCTTTATCGCGCATGAGAAGCCGGACTGGACCTCCGAAAACGGCAAGCGGGAACAGACCGGCCTGACGTTCGACGGCTGGGAAAAGCTGGCCTATGATCTGCATTTCATCCTACGCATCAGCAAGATCGGCGCCGGTGATTCAGCCAAGCGATACGCCCATGTCGGCAAGTCGCGCCTCACAGGATTTCCGGAAGGTTCGCGTTTTGACTGGTCCTATGACGAGTTCGCCGCCCGTTATGGCCGGGACATCATCGAGAAGGACGTCAAGCAGATCGTGATCGCGTCGGCTGAGGATGTCGCTGAAATCAAGCGGCTGCTTGATTTGGTCAAATTGCCAGACGGAACCGTTGAAAAATGGTTCAAGGCGGCAGGCGTCGAATCCTTCGACGAGATGGACGCCGACATCATCGCCAAGTGTATCGACAACCTAAAGGGAAAGTTGCAGCCGTGAAATTCCATCCCAAAACCGAAGCCGAGATCGCCAGCACCGGGTTGTGGCCACCAGGTGAATATGATTTCGAGGTCAAGGACGCGGCCGAAGAAACCAGTTCGGCCGGAAACGAAATGATCAAACTTCAACTCAGCGTCTACAACCAAGCCGGCGAACGGATCACCGTGTTTGACTACCTCGTCCACACCCAGAAGTCGGCATACAAGGTGCGCCATTTTGCCGAAGCCACTGGCATGTTGCTGCAATACGAGCGCGGCGATATGGATGCCATCGACTGCGTCCACAAAGCTGGCCGGTGCAAGATCGCCATCAAGAAGGACAATACCGGGCAATATCCCGACAAGAACTCGGTCGCGGATTACGTCAAGGCGGCGGCGCGCGTTGCGTCGCCTCCTCCAGCGCGAGCGCGCCAGCCTGCGCCGGCCGGCGATATCGACGACGAAATTCCGTTCTAGGTAAGTTGGGAGGTTGTCTAGTCTGGCAATCTCCCATCTACCCCCGACAAAAGAAAGGATGCCGACATGACCGACATTCCGACGACGGAGGAGGAGATCGTGGACGTGCTGAACGGCTCGGACCTTTACGACGAAGACGCGGAAATCATCCTCGGCTGGCTCACCGCCCTCCGCGCCCAGGCCGCGCCACCCCCGCCGCCGGGTGCGGTGCCGGTGCGGGTCGCGGTGGCGATGACGACGAACGGCAAGGACTGGCGGGCGTGGGGCGACGTAACGGACGATAACCCGATGGAGATGGTGGTTAGCATGCGGCGCCGCCCCACCGCCATCATCACCGCCTGGATCACGCCTCCGGCGGTCCCGGAGATCGCGGGCGTGGTGGAAAGTGTGCCGTGAGCGTGTTCATTCTTGGCCCCAAAGGGCAAATGGCGGAACTGATCGGACCAGTCGGCACCACGCCACCGGCACCGACCGCGAAGTTCAAGGTCAACGATGTAGTGCGCGTGCGACGCCTCAAGCATCTGCTTGGCCTTCCCGAGATTGCCGTCGTGGTGGCGGTTGTGCCTCCGGGGTTCTCGCCTGACTGGGCGTGGGCTGATCTGTTTCAAAAGCCGCGCCCGTTGATGTGCCAAGTCGGTGCGCGCGTGGTGAAGTATATCGTGGCGTTCGAGGGCGACACCAAGCCGAACGTGATTCGGGAAGCGTGGTTGCTTCCGACGAACGAGCCGCCGGCCAATGTTCATATTCCGTCGCAGGCAAGGAACCTCACATGACCCACCCTGTGACCCCCGCCGCGCCTGCGGGCGTTCCGACGCATGGGGTGGTGGTGATCGAGGACCTTGCGGGCTTCGCAAGGGTAATCGACACGAGCGGCGGACAATTCTTTGTCCCGTCTTGCATACTCCGTCCCATCCCCTCCCCCTTCCCCGACCCGCTGGTTGAGGCGCGGGCGAAGGTGGCACGGCAACTTCTAATCGACGATCAGATCACGGGTTGCTCCGGTTGCGGAGGGCGCGACTTTCCCAAACGACTCGACTGCTCAGAGTGCACAGCATGGGTGGACGAACGCATCCTCGCCGCCGAGCGCGCCCTGGCCGAGCCGGTTGATTCGGTGCGGGAGTTTGCCGCCGCTGCCGATGCGCTGATTACGGCAACGAGCAAAGCGGTCTCAGCGGAAATACGTTTTGAACGCGACGCTAGTATGTATGCGAGCGTGAATCAGGCGAGGCGGGAGTGCAGTGCCGCCCGCATCCGCTACGCCGCCGCCAAGGCCGCCATGGAGGGACCGAAGGCATGACCCCGGATGAGATCAATGCGCTGCGGAAGTGGGCGCAACGCCACGCCCATATGAAGTTCCTACATGTCTCGGTGCCGATTAGTCAACTCCTCGCCCTCCTCACCATCGCCGAGCGAGCCGAGGGGCTGCGGGCGGCGGCGGTTGATTGCGAACATCTGTTATCCGTTGACAGCCGCAATCTATATCTGGTGATAAACCGCCTCCGCGCCGCCATGGCCGCGTTCGGGGAGGAAAAGCTATGACCGATATTTCCGTTTTAGTGCGACCTGAGTCACCGCTTTGGAAGTGGGTTCTTGCTGGCGGCACGTCTTTCTTCTCCGCCTGCGCGCTGGTTCTGTTGGTCGATCTAGGCAAACCTGGATCAAGCAAATGGCTACTGTTTGGGGTGGGAGCGGGCAGCGCAGTCGCCATATTGTGTTCCTTAGCAATTTATTGGGGTCTTCTGGTCACATGACCACCCGCGTCGCAATCCCCGAGGACCTTGACCACGACCCCACCTATCTGCGCCAACGTATCGCGGCGAGCGCAGCAGTTGGGCTGCTGCTGAATGAATTGCGCGGCGTTCGCGGCGTCTTCGATATGCGCATGACAGACCAACAGAAATGGTGCGATGCGATCGAGGCTCAGCTTACCGTGCTCGGCGTCATCGTGTTCGATGATTTCCACCACGCGCCGAGGTGCCCGGCGAACCACTATGACCGCAGACGCATCCCAACAGGTCCGTGCTGCTGCGACGCAGCCACGCTGGGCATCCGATGACCGCTAACCTCCTGCACCGCCTGACCACCGCGCCGGCCGGGAGCCGGGAACTGGACGAAGCGGTTGCTGTGGCGGTTGGTTGGAAGAAAGGCATCCACCATGGATCAAGCCAGTATCAACGCCAAGATGGTCGTTGGTTTTTCAGGGTTCCCGCCTTCACCACCGACCTAAACGCCACCTTCGCCGAGGCCCAGCGACGCGGCATGTTGATTGTTGTTAGATTGCTCCCAGGAGCGACAGGTTCGGCACACTCCTGGTTTCTGGAAAACTACGACGGGAGCTTCTTCATACACAATGCCGCCACCCCCGCGCTCGCCGCCTGTGCGGCGCTTATTGCGGCGGTTGGGGAGAATGGGTGATGGCGAAACCCCGCATTCCTGTTTCACCACCCGGCATCGCCAAGGTCATCCAGGACAACCGCATCACGTCCAAGGAAGCCGAGGCGATGCTGTCGTGGGCTTTCGAGCAGGTCCACATCGCGGCGATGCTTGTTGGCGAGTGTTATCGTTTGGAGAGAGTGAAATGACCACCAGTATATTGACCCGACTTGCGAAACTGCCGCCTCTCAGCAAGGGCTCGCACAAAAACACCCGCGACGGCGCCTGCATCATGGAGGCCGTGGCCTACATCGCCGGCGAGCCCTGGTCCGACCATCCTGAGTGCGCCTGCCCGGTCATCACCGCGTTCCTCATCGCGTGGAACGACGGGCTGCCGGACGACGAGCGGGACGCGCTGCTGCGCCCGCTGGTGCCCCGGATCGTCGGCACGCGCGGCAGCAAAGCCCTGGAGCGTCGCCGCTCGCTGATGGCGGCGGACTGGCTGGTGCGCGTCCACACGCCTGCGTGGCTGCGGCTGGCCAAGCTCAACACGCAAGCGGCGGCGCTGGAGGCGCTCCCCGAGATCACCGACCTGGCGCAGTGCCCATCGCTGATGGGGCCGCTGGAGGCGGCGCGGCGAGATGCCAACGCTGCCAGGGCCGCTGCCTGGGACGCTGCCTGGGACGCTGCCTGGGCCGCTGCCAGGGCCGCTGCCGGGGCCGCTGCCAGGGCCGCTGCCAGGGTCGCTGCCTGGGAGGCTGCCTGGGAGGCTGCCGGGGCCGCTGCCTGGGAGGCTGCCGGGGCCGCTGCCGGGGCCGCTGCCAGGGTCGCTGCCTGGGACGCTGCCTGGGACGCGCTCAAGCCCACGCGGCTCGCACTTCAGCAATCCGCTCTCGCGCTGGTCGAGCGGATGATCGCGGCGACGGATGGGGAACCGGCATGACCGACCCTATCGAGGCCGCCGCACGGGCGATGGAACGGCACATGTTCGCCGACCACGAACTGCCGCCGGACCCGGACTTGCACGCGAAATATCTGGATTGCGCCCGCGCAGCCATTGGCGCCTATAAGACCCACGAGGTCAAGCGAATGCCCCCTGACCCCCAGCCCCGAGCCGTGTTGCCGCCAGACCCGACGCAATGGTCCTGGCACTGGCTAAAATGCGGAAGCCGCGATCCCGAATGTCGCCGATGGCAGCCGGCGTTGCCCGATGATATCGGCCTTGGGTGGTGGCATCTTCCAGATGGCGACATTATGCCCCCCGAGGAGGCGCCACTACTGGGCTACGTGTATGTGCAACCCGTCGAACCCCCACGCACCCACGCCGAGCCCGACGAGGTGATCCGGCTGCGGGCCGAGGTCGCCGCGCTTCGGGAGGCGCAGACGCGGGCGGCGGGGGAGATCGAACGGTTGCAGTTCGGCATCCAAGCCTATCTGGACGGCGACTATCCGAATCCACGCGCACACCGGCCCGGCAAGTGCCAGCATGGCATCTATTACTACGAGCCGTGCGAGAACTGCGATGCGGCTTGGTTCACCGCGCTGCTGGCCCCCACCCCGCCATCGCCCGGTGATGCGCCATGAGTGACGAACCACGCCGCATCCAGCTAAGCCGCGCCAAGGGATGGAAGATGCCGCCGAACACTTTGAAGGTTGACCGGACAACGAAATGGGGGAATCCGTTCGTCGTCGGCAAACCGGGCGGCCTATACACACCCAAGGTGATGAACCTTCGCCATGCTTGGCAGCTTTATGCCAGCGTCGCCCCGCTCAATGGAGATTTGGTAAAAGCCGCTCAAGCCGAACTGCGCGGCAAGAACCTTGCCTGTTGGTGTCCGCTTCCAGAGCCCTATGAGCACGATTGCTGCCATGCTGCGGCGCTACTGAAGATCGCCAACGCGCCGCCATCGCCCCCAGGAGACATGGAATGACCGACACACCCACATACCGCATCGAAACCTTGGCCGACATGCTAACAATTCCAGAGGACCGGCGCGAAGTATTTCTAACGGATTTGGCTATTTGGTTGGAAATTTACAAACCGTTGTCCGACCTTGCGGCGGAAATATCCAATGGCACCGTCCTCAAAGCCGCCACGTACATGACATGGAAAGACGACGGTATTTCCGGTGTTTCGGCCATCTGTATTGGGGTAGGCGACAAAACTGTGGCAACAATCGACAAGGATGGACTGCGATTTTCCGAGGAGACCTCTGATTCCCCTACTCCTGCGGCACCAGAACCGGAGCCACCGGCATCGCCTCCCGCGTCACCACCCACGTCGTGACCGCCTGCACGGCCCACTGGTCCAGCGCCTTGTCCGAGACGATGTAGCCCACCAGCGACCACGCCACGGCCCCTGCTGCCCCGCCAGCGCAGCCGGGGAGCAGCAGGAGGGTGGCGAGGATCAGGGGGCGGGTCATGCTATTCGCGAGGCGTTCCATCCGGCAACCGTGTGACGGCCACGTTTACCCACATCGCGTTGGAGCGGTGCGCGCGGATAACAAACGTCTTGTCGGGACCGTCAGGCAGTTCGGCGTCCAGCATATCGGCATAGGCTTTTGCCGCCGCGCGTAGCCGCGCCATCTTGGCGATCTGGTCGTCGGTCGGCTTCAGGTATTCAAAGGTGGACGGGTGCATGGTCACGGCGCCTTCAACCCAGCCGCCGCAGCCGACACCACCACCGGCACGCTATCCTGCGGGATGTTTGTCGGCTGGGCGTGCGGCACGCCCTGGATCGCCGCACATGCAGCAGTCACCACCCGATCAGTCTGGCCGACGACGCTGGTTGTGCTAGTGAGGTCGGCCATCAATGCCACGATGCCGTTCGCCGTTTGGCAAAACGCCTGCCCCTTGGCGACAGCGGTAGCAACCGTCTGGTTACTCGCCGCCGCCACGGACGCGAGCGTGGTGACAGCCTGGACGGCGGTTTGCTGCGTCGGGGTGAGCGCGGTCGTGCATGCGGCGAGGGAGACGTTGGCGAGGAGTGCCAGGCCGAGGATGTGGCGGGTGCGGAGGGTCATGGGGTTGCTCCTTGTGATGTGGTAGCCGGCTTACTCGCGGTCGAAATCTGCGGCGCGCTGATCGCCCCAGGGCCACCCACGATGCCAACCGAATCCGGCGACGACAGGTTGACCGCGTGGCCCTTGTTCAAGGCGCACCATTGCAGCACCCAATATGCCGCCTTGTAGGCCCCGTTCGCGGTCACTGGCGGGGCCGGAACCACGACGGAAATCAACGCGCCAATCGAGACGACGACCGGCAGGTAGACCAGCACAGGGCCGGCATAGGGGATGCTGGAAATCAGGGAGACGAGTGTGGGGAGGTCCATGGTCATGCTCCTTCGGTTGCTAGCTCCAATTCGTCGGCAGCGAAATCATGACGATCCAGTTTTCCGTCCGCCGCAAATTCAACTTCATAGACCATCCGGTCATGCGGATTGAGACTGCACCGCTGCACACGCCCACGATAGTTCAGCCCATAGGCCGTGATTGTCACCCAATCGCCGGGCCGGAACGCGAAATGAACCGTGATCGCGCTCACGCTGTAGCTCCCGTAGGCAGAGGCTTGCGCGGACAAAGCGGCGCTTGGCACTTCTCGTTCGCCCCCGGCGGACAGATACAGCCGACAGGATAGGGTTGTGGTTCATAGCGTCGCGGTTCATAGGGCGCCCGTACTCCTGGCAACCACGTTGCCGGTGCCGGGAGGATTACCCCATCGCCCGAACACGTATACGGCGGCACCAGGCACCGCCCCGTGCAGATGCATCCCGTCGCGCTCACCCCGCCGATCCTGTGGTTGTCGGGTCAGGCAAAACAACGGTCGGAACGGCTCGCCATTCGGTGCGTCCCGTGTAACTTTTCCACGCTTGTTCCAGCACGGCCGGGCGTGTCGTCGTCTCGGGGGTTTGCCGGAAACGAAGCTCGGCGGTTGGCCACCATACTTCGTAAGCACTCGCAGTTATGGTGATCGTGCCACTGACGATGTGCTCGCTCACCCCGTCGCTCCTGTGGTTGTGCCGATCCCGGCCAGTTGCAACGCAAGCGCCGCACGCCGGCCAAGCCGTCCAATCCAGTCGTCGCCAAAGCGCGGGAAACCCGGCAGCGAGCGATAATAGGCGTCCTGCATCGCCTGCATTTTCAGGATGGCGTCCTTGGGATCGGCGGCAGCGCACGCGGCGAGTGTGTGCGGGCCGATATCGCCATCCGGCGTGGCGTTCACGGCGCGCTGAAGGAATCGCGCTGCTGTGCGGGTGCCGGCGTTGACCGCTTCATCCCAGGTCATGAGATCGAGGCCCGCCGGCAGATCATTGCCGTGAACTTCGAGCCAGTAATCCGCCCAGTAGATACTCTCCGCCTCGTCCCGTGTAAGCGCCTGGACATCCTCCGGGGTGCAATCCGTGCCGCGCCACCGTGAAAGCGTCGCCAGGGTGATTCCGAAATTCGTCGCGGCGCCCGGGTCCTGCGGGTCGTTCGTATAGCCTCCCTCTTCACCGAGCGTGAACGCCAGGGCAGCCGGCCAGTTGGATGCGGTCATGGTGTAGCTCCCGTAGGCAGAGGCTTGCGCGGACAAAGCGGCGCTTGGCACTTCTCGTTCGCCCCCGGCGGACAGATACAGCCGACAGGATAGGGTTGTGGTTCATAGCGTCGTGGTTCATAGGGCGCCCATACTCCTGGCAACCACGTTGCCGGTGCCGGGAGGATTACCCCATCGCCCGAACACGTATACGGCGGCACCAGGCACCGTCCCGTGCAGATGCATCCCGTCGCGCTCACGCCTTCCTCCGCTCGATGTCCGCCCGAATGTCTTCAATATCCGCGTCGGTGAAGCCGTCGAAAAGCCGCGCCGCATCAAGGGCCGCAAGCACGACCGACCGCAGCCATTCCGGCTCGCTCATATCACCGCGCTCCGCCTTGATCCGGTCGCGCGTTCCGGCCGGCAACCGAATACCAACGGACACTTTCACGGATACAGCTTCTTTGGTCATGCGCATGGCATTACAGTATCACCAAACCGTCGATACAGGATTGACAATCCCGATTTCGCGCCGCTAGAGTGGCCACGCCGGTGACGGCATCTTGGTTCTTCCCCCCCTAACAAACTGGCCGCGCCTTCACGGGTGCGGCCTTTTTTGTGAAAGCCTATGAGCGACGAAACTCCCCCTGAGTGGTGCTGCCCCCTTTGCTGCCGTCCTTATGATAAGGCCGAGCGCCGCCGGACGCGCGATCACATCTTTCCGGTTCAGTGGGGCGGCACAGATATCATGCACGGCGACGTGCGGAACACTCGCGATATGTGCGGAATTTGCAATGGATGGCGCGGCAATGTCGGGCATTGCGTGGGCGCTCTACAGGCTGCACGTGCCGTCGCCAGTGCCGATATTGGCCGTTCTTTGCGAGCCGTCTTGCGGTTGTGGCGCATGGCAAGCGTGGTGGCGACAATCAAACACCCGATCAAACTGGCGCCTCCGGCTTCTGCATCTTTGCCGGCTTCCGTTTCCGTAGCTAAGCAGATCGTCTCTACTCCCCCCGAACCACGGCCGTACACGCTCAAAAACCTCCGCGCCAAATCCAAGGGGCCGGCAAAAACGCTCCCTAAAGAACTGGTCACGGCCGGCGGGATCGTGGCCATGCGGTGGAATGTGCGCGGGACTGGTCGCGCTTTGTTTTGACACCCGCCGCCCGGCACGGTAGGGATTGCGGGCTAAACACCTGCCTTTCACCGGGCCGTCATCCCGGAAAATGTTTAGCAGTCGTCAACTGCCTAAGTGCCTCGCTGTGGCTGGCGGGGATGGGTGCGGATGCGGTGGGATTCTAACCCACGGGGGCGCTTGTTCAGGGACACCCCGTTCCCGCCGCCCGCAGCTTTCGTTGACACCCGGCGCCTGGCGCGGTAGGGACTACGACTAGCGTTTACGCCTTCGGGCGCTCAGGGATGGCGTAGCGGACGGAAATCAACCGGCCACACCGGATATGTGGGCCGTCTACGCCAGCGACGCGGGCTACGAAATTGATGTGCGGCGCGTGCGTGATTGGCTTCAGCGCGGGGCCGGGGCGCTGCTGGGCTTTATAGAGCGCCAAGGAGATGGTTTTTCTGTGTCCGAGGCCGCTATCACTAAGTTTGGCCTTAAACCGGCAGAGCCGGACACCGGAGATTTCCGGCGACGACCCTGCTTAATTTCCTGCCCATCGGGATGTAGCTCAATCGGATAGAGCGCCGGCGTCACTACCGCCGGAGGTTGGGGGTTCGAATCCCTCCATCCTGCCCACCTTTTAACACATTGGAATCCCTAGCGCTAGTTCTGCGCTAAGGATGTTGGCATCAGCCTGCGGTTTTCATTTTATACATTGCAGGGCGATTTGCCGGTTCGGCGCGAGCGTCGATCAACGCAACAATATCAGACACTTCCCACAGAGTACTCTGCGTTGATACCACTGCTT